TCTCCGGTTGCCGAGGATGCTCCATAGTCTCCGGTTGCCGAGGATGCTCCATAGTCTCCGGTTGCCGAGGATGCTCCACAGGTGCCGGTTGCCGAGGATGCTCCATGCTTTTCATCGCTTTCAGCGTCCTTTTTTACACGTTTTACTGTATATTCGATTGCAGCTTTAACAAGACCCGCAATGCTAATTTCTGCTCCGATCTTAATTTTTGTAGATGCTACCTTAGTATCATCATTATGTTTCTGGATTTCTCCGCTCTGCTCTACCTCGTGGTATACGCTTTCATTTGGATAATAATAATTCAAGCAATCAAGCGGATACTCGCAAGCGCGAAATCCATGATCGCAAACTTCTACGATTTCTTCCTCATACTCTTTTCCTTCTTCGTACTGAAAGCCACGATAAGTCATATTTTTGTTAAATCCTTTGTAAGATTTGATAACTTCTCCCATTTAAACACCCTCCACTTTCAACTGCTTGTCCGCTGATACACTCAAAAGGATTAACTGTGCATCCATATCCGGCACATTGAAATCATTTAAGCTCTCTGCGTTATCCACAAAAATCGGCACGATAACGCCATATAACTCGCTAAGAGAACGGATAATATCAAGTCCGGCTACAATTCTATGACCGCTATTCAAAGTCGAATACGGCACTCCATTTACGGTGCACTCACAGCAATCTTTCATACCGCCATTTAACTGCATTTCAAAGAGTTTGAAATTAACTGTCTTAAAATGGCTGTTGATGGATTCAGAAACCTTGTTGAGTTTGAAACGAATGAACTCTTCCAACAGGTAAAGAATCTGTTCCTGATCCGCAACCTTCTGCCCGATTTCTTTCTGTTCTTCCTGCAACTGCCATATACGTTCATCAATCTCAACATTCATGGATGCCTTTGCAATAGTGCTGTTTACTTCATCAAGATGTGCCTGCAACTCTTCTTTTTCAGATTTTAAGGTTTCAACTGCTGCATCCTCTCCATTAGCTTTCAGATTTTCGATTTCTACCAGAACTTCATCGTGTCTGGCTTTCATCTTCACATACTCTTCATTCTGCGAATAATCGGCAATTTCCGGAATCGATGATAACTGCTGGCAAATTTTTTCTTTTTTTGCAATATCTTCCTGCTCCTGTTCCTTTAAGGACTTTATTTCTTCCTTTACTTTGGCATTTTCATCCCTTAATTTTGTGATAAGATTTTTTCTCTCTGTGCCAATATCAACCAATCTGTTCAGTGCTGTTCTCTTTTCTGTGTCAAATCTGATCTTTTCTGATTTTAACTTTTCTTCTGCATCCGCCTTGGCTTTTCGCTTTCTGCTTTCAAAATCAGCCTTTAACTGCTCGATTTTATCTTCCGGCAACTTCTGACCACACAATGAGCAAACGGTGCTGTTTTCATCAAATACCCACTCGGATTCATCAAACAGATATGGGAATTCATCAAAAGCCTTTGCTGTTTCTGCGTTGTACTCCTCTCCAAGCCTTTTCCGCTCTGAATCAGCATTGGAAATAACCGTCTCGTTTTCTGAAACCCGTCTCTCTTTCAAAGCAATAGTATCTGCAAATCGCTTTATCTCGTTTTGCAAATCGCGTAATTCTGCTTCGATCTCGCTTCTTCTGTTTGTCAGATCCCGGTTCATGATCTGCATAATGCCAGACATATCAAACTGCAGCTGCATTTCTTCACGCCCTAACTCCATCATTACTCCGTCAGAATCTTTGATCTTCGCATCAATATCTGCAATTTTGGTTTCCAAGTCTGTTTTCGCAAGTTCCTGTTCTGCAACATCGATGTCAACCTTGGATTTCATGGCTTCGTCAATTCGTACTGGAATCTCTGCCTGCTTCTTCTTCCACTCGTTCAATGCTTTGGAGAATTTTGCTCTAATATCATCCGTAGACGGTGCTTTTTCCAATTCTGAAAGCAATGGTGCATACTTTGCGTCCGTCTGTGCCAGCTCTACATCTGAAACCTCTGAAACAAGTTTCATCAGAATATCTCTCTGGTCTTTCCATTTCAAAGAAGAAAAATACTGCGGATTAGTCAGCATTTTGAACATTTCCTCGCTCTGTGCCAATTCCGAAACATAAGCCTTGAAATCCGCTTCACTCTTCGGATAGCCGTCAATCTCAAACGAATTAACATTCCCCTGCAATACTGCCGTATCGGTTCCACGCTTCTTAACCCAGTTCTGTTTCTGTGTCTTGGAAAGTTCAACTTCCTTTCCATCTACATCCAGAATGGAAGACACCTTGATTTCCACGTTATCAATGCGGTTTCCGTCCTTATCCAACGGTCGAACATTGAATTTTTCCTCTCCGGAACTGTTCTTGTTGAAAAGCAGCCATGTAAACGCATCAAAGATCGTTGTCTTTCCTACGGCATTCTGCCCGCTGATCTTCGTTTTCACAGAGAAATTCACGTCAAGCATATTGATGCCCTTGAAGTTCTCGATGTGAATACTCTTAATTGTTATTTTCATTTTTCCCCTCCTCAATCACATCACATTTGCTTACGGAAACCTCATAAGCCACTTTCTTCTCAAACTCCGTGTCAGAAATCTTCTTGTCGTATTCTCGGCTCTGGATTCTGCCAATCAACTTAACACGGGTCCCGATTTTAAATCCGCCTGCAAATCTTGCATTTCTTCCCCAGGCAATGCACGGAATGTAATCAGATTTCCCATAATCTCTGTTTACTGCAATCAGCATGTCTGTGATCTCGCGGTCAAGTGGTGTCTCTCTGTAATTCGGCTCTTTGCAAACATATCCATTGATCGTAATGCAATTCTTGTCAATATTCGCATCTTTTGAGTCAATCGCCTCGATGTCACAAACAAACACGGATAAGATCAACCGGCGTCTGGTACCTTCCTGTTTGTTGAATGATCGATAACTTCCAGAAACCCTTACCGCCATTCCTGAATATCTGTCCTCCATGTCAAACAGTCTTTCTGAAATGGTTAATGGGATCTCGTCTACGGCGCCACTCTTTCTTTTTACTCCAAGAGACATTTTGTAAAAATTCTCTCCGTATGATTCATACATAAACTCCGGCTCTGAAATAATCACGCCTGCCAGTTCCACTTTGTTGTTTTCCATTGTTTCTTTATTCATATTTGAAATTCTCCTCGTATTATAATGTAGTAGTGTTTATAGACCCTCTCCAAAGTCTGATTCCGTTTCTTCATGAAGTCTTTCAAGTTCAACCGTCCTGTTCATTATGCTTTTGGCATATTCAGTGCGATTCTCGTATGTTCTGGTCAACGCATCTGATTTTCCGCTATAGATCATAAGAACTGTACTCATGTCTCCCTCATATTTTTCAAACAACTCCGCCAAATAATCGCATCCAACGAGAATATTCCCATACGGATCATAGAGATCTTCTACTCCAAGACGTTCCATCCGGTCTCTGTGATATTTTTCATAAATTTGCATGAGACCTTTGCATCCACCATTCTCCACATCGGCTTGTCCACTGCTTTCATGCTCGATGATTGCCATTACCATTTCCGGGCAAATATGATATTCGTTTGAAATCTCTTTTATATAAGGAAGGTACTCATTTGAAATCCATGTATCGCTCGGTTCCGTTGCTGTCGTATGTAATGTAGGTAATACCATCGTCAGTGTCATCACCATCAACATAATAATCATGATCTTCGACAATCTCTTCCGCATCCTGCCATCCTCCTTCAATTCTTGATCCGGCATACAATAAGAGTAAGCTGACTATGGTCGGTACCGCTACAATAGGATTTTCCGTTGCATCCGCACACATACAAAGAAAAAAGATCGCCGCGCCTACAAATTCAATCACCCTTGCCAACTTCTTCATCCGCACTTCACTCCCGCCACTTATAAGAATCACTTTCAATTTCCTGTCCGTGCAAGGACACAAAATCTGTTATTACCGCAATAAATTCTGAATTGGTTGGCTTCCCCTTTTTCGTCGAAACCGTATAACCAAAAATCTCATTGATCGCATTCACATTGCCATTTATCCATGTGACCTCTATTAAGTTCCGGATGTTTCTTTCTACTTTGGATGCGGTAGTTCCGTTCTCTTCTGCGATTTTTGCATAAATTTCCTTCATAACACATCTAAGCGCATCCCTGTCGTCCAGACATTTCTCTATCGCTCTAATTGTGTATGTGTATCCTTTGAGCGAATGGCTTGCGCCGATCTGATCTAATGTTTTTCTTAAAGCAATATTCGTTTGTTTATCCATGAATTCCTCCTGTTAATCTTTCCAATTTCATATTTTTGTTGGAAACTACCAGTTTGCCATGCTATTCTTCATCAGCGCAACCTCTTTCCAAGAACTTGTTGACGAAGTATATCTGACCTTTTCCGGTTACCTTGGTTGTCCGAGTGATCCTTACTGATCCATCCGGATTCTGCACGTTGCTTTCCTTTACCTCGAATAACCCCTGTTCAACATATCTCTGCTGTGGCATATTCTTTGACGAACCGCTTTTAATAAGGAAGTTATTCTCACGCAACCACTCAAACAACCGCTTCTGTCCTATCTGATAGCCGTTCTGGCAAATCAGCTTTGTCAAGTCTCCGATAAGAATTGATGTGTGGCTTGTTGCTACAGCATCGGCAAAGATTTCTTTCGGTTTCATCCTCTTATTTTCAGCAATCAGACTGGTGTTGATTTCCTTAAGGCTGTTGATTTTCTCGTCAGCCATCTTTAACGCTCTGGCAAATACCTGCTCTGGTGTGTTCCACGCCTTTTCCAAGTCGATAAGGTACTGGCGGACTGCTTTGCCCTCTGGTGTTCTCTGTATCATGCAAATTTGCTTTGCCATGTCTACAGAAATTTCGTAATCTGTTGATGGTCTGCCACAATTATCGGTTTTACTCATTTTTGAGTAAAAGTCTGTTCCCTCTACAAATCCATATTCTGTCATACGTGGAAACCAATCGTTAAATCTTGTTCCAATATGTAACTGCTCGTGCAGTTCTCTTGCCGATACTGTCTGTGTATCAAAATTGACTTTCACTAACTCGTCCATTCCATCCAACTCCTTTCCGTGTTATAATCCTCCATAAGGAGGTGGTAACCATTAACAAATGTCCACTTAACGATTTTAGAGATTGCATCCGCGATTGTGCTTGGTATGTTTCCAGTTCTGATTGTTGCGCTGTTCATAAATTAAGTAATTTAAAAAGCATTAAAAATCTTTCAAAACTAAAATCTATCGAAAGAAACATATCTAGCATCGTATCAATACTCAACCGGCATAAATCCTAAGCTTGTCCAATTCTGTTGTTTACGTCTTAATTTTATATACCCTAATTGGTTGTCCTTTGCTTTTATCACTTTCTTGTGGGTAATATGTATTACCAACCCATTTAAATTCTAAATATACTAATTCAAAATCGTTTTTATCAATACTGCATTTTTCACATAACCCATGAAACTTTTTACTCAAATTAAAACAAGTTTCTACTTCATTGTCTTTGTACCAATTCATATTTATCAAAAATTGCGTTCTGTCATTACTGATACCGCTATAAAAGTTTCTCATTCACGCCTCCAATCTGTCCTAATAATCGTTTCAGCAATACGGTCAATTTCGCCTGCAATGCGAATTTTTGTTTCCGTATCAGATGTTTTCTTGCTTTCCTCTGCCATGTTTCAATTTGCTGGTAGAGGGTATCTTTTAATTCTTCAATGCTATGCAACATTCTTCTCCTTTCTATGTTATAATTCCCTTATCATCAAATAAGGGAGGTGTAATTTTGAACGATGAATATGTATCTGCCTACGCTATTGCTAAAATCTGTGGATATAACGGTTCTTTCAATGATTTCAAAATCAAGTACGACCAATACTGCGAAGAAATCAATGAAGAAATTTCGGAAGAAGAACCAACTTTAGCAAAAGTATCTGCATCTACTAATCCTTTCCGTAGGCACAGCCCGTTCTAAAATATTTTGCTAACGGAGCAACGGCGTTGAGAACATTGATAGACAATATAATGTTTGTCTCATCAATTTTCTTTTCGCCATTAAGAATTTTGCTGTAATCGTCCAAAACATTAAATGCGACATGCTGCGCCATTTCTTCAATGTCAATATATCTTCCGTCTTTACGCTCAACAATCGTTGCTTTTCCAGATGAATCCAAAACAGAATATCTTGATTTTTCCAATGTTTTTACATCTCCTTTCTAGTAACTTTTTAAGTTACTTTCTTTGCAAAAAAAATATCCATTGGATTTTGGATGTGAAGGTTATCAATCATAACCTGAATTTCGTCGCTTCCAAAAACGCCCTTACTCATTCTCATATAAAATGTTTTTGGCGTAACTCCAATCATTTCCGCAACATCAGCCTGTGTTTTGCCATTTTCAGCAATAACGCCGCGAAGTTTGTTTGTATCAACCATCTGACTACTCCTTTCTAACTTCGTAACTTTTGAAGTTACTTTTATTATATTCCATTTTGGTAACTTGTCAAGTTATTTTTTTCTTGACGAGTAACTCTTTTGTGTTATAATAAAGTTACCAATAGGAAAGGAGGAAAACTCAAATGACAATCGGAGATAGGATAAAAAAGCAGAGAGAGCTTTTAGGTATTTCACAAGTAGAGCTTGCAGAGAAAATAAAAGTTTCAAAGCAAACACTATATAAATATGAAAACAACATTATTACTAATATTCCAAGTGATAAAATAGAAATTATTGGGAAAGTTCTTGAAGTTTCTCCATCTTATTTAATGGGTTGGGAAGATAATTTAGAAAACGCACCAGATATTCTTCCAGACCTTATGTCAGATAGTGAATTGCTGGATAACTTAAAAATGCTAATGAAACTTAGCAAAGAACATAGACAGACTATATTTGACAATATAACCTATTGGCATGAAAAAGAGGGGCACTAAATGCCCCACTTTTTTTTGAATGAAAGTATTGTGTTATATAAAAATTTCAAAAATCGCTCGTTGTCGCACTTAACGACCATTTCAGTTATTTTTTCCTTGTAAAACGCTGTTTCCTCATTGAACTCATTTTCCCCCATTTTATTCTCCTCCAATCTCTGCAACCGATAATGTTAATGCCATTACAGAACGTACGTTCTTTGCAGTCAACCCCATACAAAAAAAATTACCATTATTTGCCAGTAACATTTGAGGGGGCAATGAATCGCCAAACATCGCCCCCTCTCCAGAACTTGAAGTGCCCTTATCGGACAATTTTATTTTACAAATTTTGCCAGCATTATTCAAATCATTTCGTTCGCAAGTTTCGACAGAAATCTTCTTATTTGTCACTTTGGGTCAACAAAAACGTCTAGGTTTTGAACAGATATAAAACACTGCTTATGCAGGCTTGTGCCAATTGAATAGCGTCAGAACATTTGTTTTCTTCGCATAACGAAGATTTAGCGAAGTTAAATACAGATCTTGAATGGAAATATTTTAAAAATATTTCTGGAACAGACACGACTTTTACTGATTTACCCGATTACAATGAGTTACAACTTAGTGTGCTATACAAAACCGACACTGTCAGAAATATGTGGCAGATAAGAGTTCCACAAAAGTCTTTGCCTGTAAATCTATCAGATGTGCACCAGTGCAAAGTGGGACATTATGCCACCGCTACCGAAAACGCAATGATCAATATCTATCTGACACAATCTAAAATAAAAGTAGCGCAAGCTTATGTTAATGGATTGGATGTGCACAATAGTATAGTCGTTGGGATATATTACAGGTAATGCTTTTATGGCAAGTTAATCCAGATAGCCGTGGTGCTGATTATTGATATTGCAGTGATCTGGATTAGACTAATATAGGTGCATCTGCGATGCACACTAATCCTGGTAATATGTAATATAAAAATCAATGATAGTATTTGCAAACACCTTTTCTGTGGCTGATTGCCGGATGGCGACATTTGCCCCTGAAGTATTATTGGTTGCATCAATAACAACATTTCGGGTTTTACCATGAACAGTATTGGATATGCTGACAATACCTCCATGTTTTGGGGTCGCAGGTGCGAACTCGGCTGGTAAATATGCCCATACATTACCAGTCGGAATGTCGACTGTGGCGATAGCAGAAAAGCAAATTGTTATAAGGCGACCATATGTAAAACAATCTGTTTGTCGTATGGTAATAGTATCATCTGTAGACGATTTTCTTACAGTAAAACGACTATACCTGTTTAACTTCGCTATAGCTTCGTTATGCGAAGAAATCGCCCCCGTCACCGTCCCACCACCGATAGAAGATATGTCCGTGCTTCCAAGCATCTTGTACAGATACCGCACATTTTTAAACATCTGTGACACCTTAGCAAAAATCGAAGCGTGCTTTTCACCGCTTGTCAGCTTTGCGACACTTTCCCAAGCGCTTGCATCGACATCCGGCGTGTCACTGCTTGCAAAAGCAACGGTTGTATCTGATGCATCTCCATCTTCCGCAACTGCGCCGATCTGCTCTGGTGTAAGATTAACATTTCCCTGCCGGTAGGTTTTCTCCTTGTTCCCTTTGATCCCCGTCACGCCCGATCCAGCTGTTACATCCCATTTCCCTTCGGATGTCCAGATGACGTTGTTACCCTTACCATAAAAAATACCACCACCGTCATTGAACCGGTCATCTGAGGTAAAATCATCACTGATGTTGTACATCCATCCGTTTTCCATGCCGGATACCGGCAGATCCGCAAATGCTACCGTACCCATTGGTATAATGCCGTTAAGCCCCTGCGACACGCGCTTGACCTGCTCGTAATAATACTGTGCGTTATCCGTATCCTCTCCATCACGACTTCCAGTACCGCCAACGGCATAACTCTGTGCTTTGGTTGCACTCGCCGCCGCAGCTTTCGATTCACCTTTGATCTCCTCTGCCTTTTGTGTGGCGATCTCCGCTTTCTCCGCTGCGGTATCAGCTGACTGCCTAGCATCTGCCGCCGCATTCACCGCATCTACCCTTTTACTTTCTACCTCTGCAATCCACTGCTCTTCTGTGCCCTCATATCCGTGCTTTACAGCAAGTGCGTATGCAGATACCGGTCCCAGGTCTACTGTTTTACTCATAATAACGTTACCTCCAATCTTCCTGTATTTGTTAATCTGAAATCAGTTTCCAAGTTGTCCGTTTTGGAAAAAATCAAATGCCCCTTATCATTTATGTCAAAGTCAGCCCACCCGGCTGCTTCGGCTGCCTGTTCTGCTCTGTCTGCTGATACTTCTGCCCTGTCTGCGCATTCTTTCGCAATTGCTGCGCTTGTTTCAGCTCTTGCAGATTCCACCTTGATCTTTGCTAGGTAATTTGGTTCTAAGTGTTTCTCTTCAATACTCCCTTCTTTAACAATGGCTGACACCTTGCCATCCGTTCCAATGATAAAAGCCACTGTGTCCGTATCCAAAAACTCATACTGGGTAATCAGCGCCGATAAATCTATGTACTGCTTCGTGCCATCGATTAGTGTAAGGATGATCTGCTCCGTGGTCGGATCATATGTAAAATTGACTGCAATTTTCTCCATCTGCGTATCAATAGTAATAACTGATCCATTCTTTTTTGTGATTGTAATAATACCAGTTGACTCTTCAAAAGTTACATCAGCCACAAGAGTTGCTACTTCTGTTTTGGTTGCCTTGGTTGTGTCAAGCGTAATCACACGGTCGTCAATGGTATCTGTGGCACTGTCCAGCTTGTTGAGATTCGCTTCATTCAAAGGCGTTGCATCGCTCGGGTAATTCTCCCAGTTAATACGGTTATATGCTTTATTCATGATCCGCACTCTCCTTTTCATTCTTTTCTTTCGCCTTCTCCTGTTCGGCAATGATGTTCCTGTTTGCTTCCGTTTCTACCTGGTGTAAAATATCCTTAAGCACCAAATGTTTTACTTCAATTGGAACATCACTGCTTGCATTGATATAATTGATAATGTCATTTTCAAACTCACGGATTTTTGCATTGACCATTTTCTCATCCTACTTTCCTTTTTAATTCTTCTATTTCCTCTTGCTGTAGCTGTACCGTAGCTATCAGATCAGCAATCAACTCTGTTTTGTCAAGTGAATAATAGGTATTGCCATCCGGATCTGGATTCTCGGAGCAAATCGCCCAGTCTTCATTACCGACTGCGTTCAATACCTCCTGCGCAATCAGACCGTGTCGGTAATGTCCCGCGGCGTCATAGTTATAAATGAACTTACACGGTCGCAGCGACTGTATAAGTGCAGCACTTTTTTCTCGGTCAAGGGATTCTATGCCATGCTTTAACCGCCGGTCGGAGTAACTTTCCCATCCATATGATGACAGCCCTGTTCCTGTTGCCAGAATCTTTGCAAAAGATCCTGTGTCTGTATCTTCTACGGATACTTGAGAATACTGAAATATTGCTTTTCTTGAATCAGCAATAGCGCTCATACCATCATTTCCCATAGTTACTTCCGTTCCTTCACGCTTCAAGACAATAAAGTTCTTTGCTTCGACCGCTTCAAGTTGAATGTAACCATCTGTCATCTCGACATTGCCTTTAAGTTCAAGCAAGTCCGCCCGAATTTTAACCCCCTCTGCTGACTGGTTGATTTCCGATATAACACTATCACGCGACACCTTTGATGTTATTCCTGCAGCATTGACCTGAATTGCGGCTGCAAGTTCCCCTTCTTTTTGATTTGCCCGGTTTACCTCTGCAGTAATGCTTTCTGCTGTCTGGGTTATCTTTGATGATAATGTTCCCTCTGCATTTTTTGCCCGGCTTACCTCCGCGGTAATACTTTCTGAATTCTGGGTTATACGAGATGATAACCCGTCAGTGGTATTCTTTACTTCCGACCGGATTTCTGTGGCTGTCTGTGTAATCTGTGACTGCAAACCCTTTTCCACGTCAACGATTGTCGATTTCGTTTCCTCGATTGACCGTTCCAGAGTGTTGCTCTTTCCTTTCAGCTGCAATATGCTCCGCTGTATTCCGTTGACCTTACTTGTCCGGTACTCTTCCCCGTCCGCTTCCAGATCGTCACGCAAAGCCTGTATGCCTTTCAGCGTGCGCTTTAGGATGTAAGTCTCGATCAGTTCATATTTTGTGGTCAGCCGTACCGCATCTCCGACCTCAAAGCATGGATTTCCTTTGCAGTCAGCACTAAATGGTCTGTATATAATTCCTTTTATCTTTGATAACGTTTTTCCTCCAATTTCGTTTAATTCCTTTGTTTCCTTCCCATAAACAAGGAAATTTCCCTCGATCACATAAGTGTTTCCGCCATCACCTACAATTACTCCTATATCATTCTCTTTTTCGCGAATTTGCAGTTTGTCAATCGTTCTGACAATATAATCTTCATATTGCGCTGAAATGTACTGGCTTTTACTTATGCTGGTGCTCTTTGGATTTCTAGGATAAAGATCATCCGCCGGGTAAAGATCATTCGCCGGATAAAGCCCCTGCATCTCTTGCGTTAAGTACACATAGCGAAACTTTCCATCGCGCCCGATATTTCCCATGCAACCGTTAATTTCAAGTATACAAGACAAAACCTCTTTTCCGCTTATGGCTTCGCCTATCGTGTTTGTCTCTGCGGTATCTGAACTTCCGCTACTTGATGCTTTCACTTCTACAGTTTTTTCAATAATCATTTCATCATTTACAAGAGATACTTCTTCCTGTTCCACTCCAAAATGATTAAAAAAGCTATCTCTGAATTGTTTGAGCGTTACCGTGCTATCTTTTTTTGGAAGTATCTGATTGTACCAATCAGCAACATCAGATGATAAAATATCATACAAATCATCGTAAGCTACCACATCCCGGCACGTCCGATCTGCCGTAGGTGTGTCAGAATAAACCTTGTATCTTCCTATTTGGAATGGTTTATCTTCGTGACCATCAAGAGTCATCTTTGCAGTCAACCACTTGCCTTTCATTGGCAAGAATACATTGGACACCGTGAATTTAATCATCCCGGCTTCACATGCACCGAATGTTAATTCAGATTCCGAACACAAGCTTTCTGTCAATTCAAATTTTTCTTGGTGTAGTTCGGTGTTTGTGATATTGATTTTTCCATCATCAGATACGATGTTTAACTGTTTGTCTACGCTGTCCTTTAGAAACAAATTTGAATATTGGTAATCAACCACCGTATACACCCCCTATAAATGCCAGCCTTACAGAGTTGTAATGGATTTGACCTCCATACGTTCCGTATATAGTAGGCTGAAAATCTGCCATATATCCGTACTGTGTTACATAATCGTCATATTCCGGGATGTACGCCGTGATATAGCAGGCTCTTCCAGTTGCATTAGTAAACTGCTGACGGATTTTACTTATAATGGCATTAAATTCCGTGTTTGTAAGCATAGCCCGTGTTTCAAACTCAACTTTTAACGCCTTTAATTCCACGGCATTTCTATGTAGATAGCCGTTAGCGTCCGTATAATCATCTAAGTCCTGCATATTTACATATGGGCTATATGTCTCCGGTTTCATAAAAGACATTGGAACTGTATAATTTCCAATCTTTAACAACCATCCGCTGTACGCCATGTTTCCACCACCTAACTGTTTTGGTTTGCGGCTGTCTCAAATGACAGTCGGTAAAATTGTTATAAAAATAGCACCTACCAGTTTGATAGATGCCACTTCTTTTCCTTTATCTATTTTGTGATTACTTCGATATTGGTCGCTTTAATCACAATTTTCTCCGGCGTGTGAATTACTTCCGCGTTTCCATATGTAATCTTGATTCCATTCATAAAATCCCTCCTAAATTTCATAATCCGGATATGCCGCTTCCCAAGCATCCCTATGATAAGTATTGACCTCGCCATAGTTCGCATCGAAAATCTTTTTGATGCCATATCCAAGTTCGATGCTCTTTTCTTTAAGTCTCCGCCAGTTAAATGTTTTCCAGTCCACACCGTTCATTGCCGCAACACGCTTAATAGAATACCAATCCTTTGATACATCAAGCTGTGCCTGCAACTCTTCTTTTGCTTCCTCAGCAGCCACTAACGCTTTAAGTGCTTTCAGATACGTCTGCGGTGCTTTTGGTTTCAACTGATCTTCCATCTCATGGAAACGGTTGACATACTTTGCTGTGAAAGCCGTACCTTTTACTCCTGTCAGCTTATTAGCAATAAACTCACAACCTTTCTTGGTAACCAGATAGCACGGTCGTGTCTCCCATTTTCCGTCCTTATAAGTGCTTTCTATAAAGAAATCAACCAGCGCAATCTTGCTCTCGTTAAACTGCTGCGAATATCTTCTGATGTCTCTCAATAATTCTTTCCGGCGTTTTATGCTGCAATTAGCTTTCTTTCTTTATTCGTAATAAACGACTTTATTTCATCATATCCCCAGCCACAATCCACAAGACCGCTCACTACCATCTCTACGGATTTCACTTTTGCAAGTTCTTCTTCTGATAGAAAATCTCTTAAATTATCCTGTTTCCCTATTCCGTATTCATCTCTCAACTGTTTTGCAGATTTCCCCAAAACTGCCTTGTAAACCAAATCTGTATAAGCAGAATATGCGTGTCCATGCATCCTGTCATTTTCTCCAGACTGTTGAATTGCCTTTGTTAAAGCCTGCCTAACGGCAATACCTTTTTCTCGTTCTTTGATTTTACCAATAAGAGCCTTCTCCATCGCATTAAACTGCTTGATATAAGCCAGTTTAAACTGCATGGCTTTTTCTCCTGTATACCCCATGACTAAAAGTGTAAAACCGTCTCTGTTCATGTAATACATAGGATTTTTCTTCCCATTTGATGCTGTATAAGTCTCTTCATAGAATAGAGCTGAAAATTCAGCGCTACTAATATCATTCTGAATATTTCTTATATCAGCAAGAACATTCTTATGCTCCTTACCAAATGTTTCCGCCACATCAAGACTTGTTACTACCGTTACCTCTTCTTTTTTTACTGTCTTAATTTCTACTAACATATACCATTCCTCCTTGATGGTTTTTATTAAATAAAAAGACCACCAAAGACTGAATCTCTTCAATCTCTGGCGGTCACGAATCCGCACCTATTCCTCATAGGCTTGCAGGACGTCCTAAATTCTTTAGGTCTTGCCTGCGTGATTTTTAATTATTTTGTATTCTATACCATATGCCAAAATCTGTCAATCAAATTCCAACCTCTGCTGCATATTGGCATCGTCAATCTGTTCCTGCAAAAAATACGGCGTCTGATAGGCATTTATCACTTCCACTGCCTTGTCGCACTGGTTACGCTTGATGCTCTTGTAAGACCGAACCCCAAAGTTGTATTTCAGATTAGCATACAGGTTGTTGTAAACCTTTTGGCGTAATCCACGATTGCTGTATGCGCTCGACTGTTTTCCTCCCATGATTGAAACGCCTTTCTTTCTGACAGCTTCCGTAATGCGGTCGGCTTCCACCGGAAGTATCGGTAAGTCCATCTTAAGGCTTTCCAAATCCGCCTTGATTTCATCTACCTCGGCTTTCAGTTCCGTGTGCCCCTGTGCAAGCAATGCAATCTTCCCATCCGTGGTCTGCGGCATCATGTATGTACCAGTCTTGCGAATAGATGGGAGAACTTCGGATGTTACCCATTTCTTGAACTTCTTTGCACTTTCCAGTTTGCTACCAAAGATGAGTGAGTAAAGACCACTTTCATTTATAACGGTTATATCCCTATTCTGACCCTGACTCACCATTTTGGTGAGTCGCTTATCCTCTTCGTCTACATGACGGTTAATATCTCTACTACCGTTTTGGTACCCCAGAATATCCGCTACGTCTTTTCCTACAAACCACGGCTCATTGTCAATGACTACTGTTCTAATATCTCCAAATTCTGGATTGTTAAAAATCTGAATATCGTTCATCAGCAAATCCCCCATTTATTCTTGAATGAAATAATTGTGTTCAAAATAAACTGCAAAAATTTTTCGTCCTGTATGTTCTGAATTTCTGTGATTAATTGCTCTTTCATCTCGCACCGCCTTTCTTTACAAGGCGGTAAATACCGTCGTGATCTATTACGTCCTCATCATTCAGATCTGCCATAAATATTACAACGCCGCGCAACAATTTTTCGTTATCACATTCGATTGCGAGCCGAGAAAGCAACGATCTGTACTGCTCAATTTGGCTCGGCAAATAAGTTCCATCCTTTTTTATGATTTCATTTCTGAAAATGTCCTTAAGAATTTCACTGGCAATATCAACCTCGCCGGATTCGTTCTGCAGTCCGAGCAAATTCATGGCTGATGTTACCACTTTGCGAAAACCAATCGGGGAAAAATTATCAATGTCCGTTTCGGTACTCCAACCACGGTTATACTTCATCCTCTCGATTTCCACAACATGATTCACTTTCTCCATCAGCGCGTCACTATTAAGTATCGTTCTTACAATTTCTTCAATGCTTCTCATAGATTTTACCTTCCTTTCGTTTGCTGTTTGACAACCATTCCAAAAAGCGGTATAATCCATGTATCAACCGCTTTTGGTGGCTGTGTTGAATAAAGCGTTTAACTTGTCTAGGGTTGGAACGCTTTATTTTTTGTTGATTTCTTCTTTCACTTTTCTAATCCCCATGTTGATAACATCCGTTCTGCTTGTTTTTAACTTATCCGCACAATATTGCAAATCCTCTGCTTCTGCTTTTGTAAGTCTCAAATCAAGCCTAACATTTTTAGGATTATCAGTAAGTTTCTGTCCTTTTTTTAATGGAGACACATAATCACTTCCTCTCTTTTTGATTGCACGTGCAATCTTTATGCCTTAATAATACATGTACGTGCAAAGAAAGTCAATACTATTTTGAAATATTTTTCAAAAAAAGAAGCGCATCACTGCGCTCCCTCTTTTATACCCGCTTTCCCCAGCCTTTCCCAATCTGCATCCCTAGTACATTCATCCTTTTTCTTCAATAAGTTTTCGTTCTCTTTTTCCAGTTTTTCTATTTTTATTTCCAATTTCTTTTTCTCTTTTTTCAATGCAATATTCTCTTTTTCCAAATCGTCCGCACGAATAAGCGCGTTTGACTCCCGATTAAAAAGATCAGTATTGTGCGCCTTTAATGCATCTTTTTCTTTATTTAACTCTCTTATTTCCCATTTGTAATTCTTTTTATCTTGCGTCATCTTAATTTTCAATTCTTCTATCGTTTGATGTGCTTTATTCAACTTCTTTTTGCACTCATTTAGTTCTGATTCAGACTCCCTATTCTCCATCGTAATTCTCCACATATTAAATCCAAATTTATATGAAAGTGTAGCCACAATCATTACATATAATTTTATTTATTTCATATGTTTGATCTTTTCTCAAAATCTTTTCCTTTTTATTTACTAAAGTAAACGGTTTAAATGGATTTAGATTTGCAGTGTATCTTGTCTTTGTTTTGCCTGGTACAAATTTCTGCTCCGTATAATGAGAACAATTTTCGCTCCCACATCTTGGACAGTAAACCTCTTTTTTTTCTCCGAATAAAGTATATTTATATATACCATTAAATCCCGTGTTTTGAGATCTTTCAACAGAATTTCTTAAGAATAATTTTCCAACACCTGTAATCTCTGGCTCTTTTGGGCGTTCCCACCCTCTATCATTTTCGTTTTCTTGTTCGTATGATTTATAAAATTCACTTTTCCCCGCAGACATTTCATTGTTTTCGTGTTGTTTCAACGGAAATCCGCAATTGATACACATTTCTGCTTTGTCTGAAATTTCTTTTCCACATTCAGGACATTTAATCAACGCCATGTGTTACCCTCCCGCCACTTGTAATAAAATGATTCTACCACAAGTGGCGGTATTTGTCATTAGAAAATATATGCTTCTCTTCCAGTTCTGTTAAAGTAATCTTTTGCATAATTGCGAGCGCTTTTTCCGATCTGCTCGGATGTAATCCCAAATTCTTTTTCCAAAATTCCTTGAAGCAACTGATTTTGCTGTCTTAGCAATTCCATTTCCTGTTGCGCCGTACTGTACACTGCATCTCGAATACCTGTAATTTCCTGTCCACCGGCAACCGCTGTTTTCCCTCCAACAGTCCCCAGCATTTCTGCCCGTCCATTTTCTCCCGCCATAAACATACTGTACTGGCTTGGGAATCCTCCGGCGGCAAAAGTAGGAATTTTCCCGAGATTTATACTTCCGGCTCCAACAATCTGCTTTCCAGCAATGTTTACCGCATCCCACGAAAAAGAAAGCTTTGAGTTCATCCAGTTTGCAAATCCGTTCCATATGTGCTTTACAGCGGCTATAGCATTATTCCATGCATTTTTTAATCCATCTGAAATACCACTAAATGTCCACTTGTCTGTTGTAAACTTTGGAGCAACATCTTGATTCCACCACTTATAGAATCCGGTGTTTTCCCACCATCCAGTAAATTCCTCCCACTTTTTAGATAGACCTTTTCTTATATTTTCTCCAAGGCTTTTCCATGTATTTACTGTAAACCATGGAGAAACTTTTTCGTTCCACCAAACGGCTATACCTGTGTCACTCCACCATGTAGAGAATTCCTCCCATTTAGTGGAAAGACCTTCTTTTATTCCGTTTCCTATTTCAAGCCAATGATCTTTAGTAAACCAAGGCAAAATATTTTCTTGAATGTATTCAGATGCTTCATTCCACTTTTCTTCTATTTTACCTTTTATTTCTCCTATTTCTGTCTGTATTGAGAGCTTTTTTTCTCCCCAATATTCCTTTACATTTTCCCACCATAAAGAAATATCATTTTGAGTAGTTGTCAATTTATTATGAACTGGTAGTTCAACATTTAATCCCCACCATTCTTTTATTTTTTCTTTGAATCCAGATATTTTTTCTCTCAAGTTTGGAAGAACAACTTCTGCTCTTAAGTCCACATTATCTAGTCCATTCATTTGTTTCCATTCATCTATCCACGCTTTTAAATCAAAGCTACTTGGAACTTTTAAGCTGTCTGGAACATTATTATTGAAATCGTTTAGTGCCTTTTGGTATTCATCTAAAGATGCATAATCTTCTTTTTTCGGCATCTTAATGTTTAAGTCAACTCCGTCTGAATAACTCTCAAGTATTCCTTTTTGACTTAAAATGCCCCCACCATATGCATTTATCCACTCAAACGGATTTATAAGCTGCTTTAAGCTTTCCTGCAAATATTGTAAAAATCCACCATCCTTATATGCTTTTACTAGATTTTCTGCATCTTTTTTTATACTGTCTTTTCCAATAGTAAAAGTTAACGCCCCAACTGCAACGGAAAGTGAAATTGGGACTATATAAGAAAGAATAGATTTCACTGATTCTGATCCGAAAGCCGCCACAAACTTTTCACTAATCAGCTTTCCTATTGTTTCCTTAAGAATTTTACTTGTAAGAAATTTCCCTGCATACTTAAGTGCAAATGCTCCAATAATAAGAGATATTGTCTCAAGATCAATTTCACTCAAAAAATCCGTTACACCATCCCATACTTCTGACCACTTGATATTTCCAATTGCTGTTGTAATAGTGTCATATATTCCATGAACCCATGTATTGATCGTTCTACCAAGTGCCGAAAAATCAAACGTTTCAAAGAAGCGATTCACTCCTGCGGCAATGGAATCTCCCAGATTTGTCCAGTCAAATTCTTCTCCAAATGACAAGGCTGCATAAATTGCTGTGTTCAGCGCACTTGCAATTGTCATGCCAACATCTCCGAACAATCTTGGTGTAATAAGCCCATTAAGGAAATCTGCCAGCCCTTTTCCAAAGTTTCTTGCCTTGGAATAAATTCTATCCCAGTCAATAGATTCCATGGCATCTGATAGCGCATCGCTGATATATGCCCCAAGTTCCCGCAAACTTCTGATCTGACTTTCATAGTCCTTGAAAATGGTATCTACCTGTACCAGCCCACCGGACGCACCACCGCCGGATGCACCACCACCGCCGGAACCACTAGAACCAGATCCGCTTGAATTATCCGGAGTGGTAATCAGATTCAGTTCGTCAAAGGCTCTTAAGCCCTTATTCATCTTTTCAACGTTCTTCGCTGCCTGTCCCGTGCTGTCTGCTATATCAGCCGCGCTCCCTGCTGCATCAGACCAATCATCTGCCAAGCCACCGGCAGAAATCTCAAATTTCCATCCGAAGATTGATCCTAACGCATTGGTTACTGTCGTAGCAAAAGCAATAACTTTCTGCATGACTGCATTAAGAGTTCGCACAAACGGTTTAAAAGCGTTAATCAGTGCGCCACCGATAATAGCCGCAAGCTGTTCAAATGACTGCTTAAGGATTCTTACCTGGTTTGCCCATGTGTCTGATGTTCTCGCAAAGTCTCCTTGCGCCGCGGCTGTATTAGCCATAACATACTGATACCGTAGCATGGTCTTTTCTGCCTGCGTCATAGACGAAATGTCGGCATCTAGTCCCTGTTTCATAGCCCACTCTTTAAGAGTAGCCTGTGTGAGGTCAAGACCGTATTTTCTTAAAGGCTCTGTCTCTCCGGTAAATACTGCCTGCAGATTTTTTGCAACGTCAGACTGTTCCATATCATAGAAAGAAGCCATATCCGCGGTAAGCTTTGTAAGCTGTAGCGACATGTCAGCCATCTTTCCCTGTGAAAATCCCATGGCTGTACCCATAGCTTGGAAACGGCTTGCCACCTGTTTAGCTGTCAGCTCTGACATACCAAAATCCTGTATGGAAGTCTTTGAAAAGTCCTGTATCAGCTTCTCATAATTGCCGAATGTGGTACGTACAACGTTCTCAACCTCTGTCAAAGAAGATGATATGTCGATAGCATCCTTGATCTTTGAAAAAGCACGAAACAACAGCCAGTATGATGCGTACAGCTTTCCCAACGCTGCAGCAAGGCTAAAGCTGCTACTCTTTGCCTTGTTCGCAGATCCACTAAAAATGTTCAAACTTTTTCCGAGAGATGTTGCTGCTCTACCGGATGATGCTCCTGTTTTTGCCAAATTGGCAAGTGCTTCTGTCATCCGGATGATGTTTGCGCTTACGTTAGGCGCTTTTGAAAGCGTCTCAAACAGGTATTTAAGGTTATCTGCAAGCAAAGGTATGTTGTTTACTGCTCTGCCGCTCGCAACGCTTCCTAACCTTGATATAGACGTCACAAGGCTACTCATGTTTGTCATATCAAATTTCAGTTCGCCGATTTTATTCATCTGGCGCACAAAATTCTGTAGTTGCGCTGATATTTGCGGCAAATTGGCTGTCGCCTGTGTAGAATTCGCCAATCCAAGTTTGCTAATGCTTTTAATCAGATTTGACAATCCTGTTGTATCAAAGTCAAGTGACCCTACGCTGTTCATTCCTTTGACAAAATAAGCAAGGTCATCCTTAATTTTAACTAGATTGCTTGTTCCTACAGTAGCCAAAGTTCCGCCCATTTTAGACAGAGCCGCCGCCGTATTTAAAATACCGCTGGTATCAATCGTTTTCGTATCTTTCATTCCTGCCGCAAGATTTTTCATTGCCGCAGATATACCATAGAAAGATGATGTGTCTACATTTGAGAATTTGCTTAATGCGGTGGCAAGTGATGTAATCTCTTTTGATTTTGCACCCTTAAACCCTGTTGCCGCGTCAGACATGCTTCTAATTCCAGATGCTATGTTTGAAAGTTTACTGGTATCAAATGATAGACTTTTCCCAAGACTATCCAAACTTGATGCAAGTTTATCAATGGAATCACTCGCTTTTGCAGAATCAGCCTTAATTTTTATCTGTAATTCATCAATATCTGCCATGACCGCACCAACTTTCTACGCATAATAAAAAGACGGTAGGCTGTGACACCTTACCGTCCTTGATTTTTTACTGAATCAAAATTTTCTGCCCTACATAAATTTTGTTTGGGTTCTTGATCCCGTTGTCTTTCTGCAATTTTGCAACCGTTACATTGTTTTCTTTTGCGATCTTTGAAAGTGTATCGCCGCGTCGTACCGTATACGTTGTCTTTTTATCTGTAGACATCACAGAAGAATCCGTTGATCGAATATCTCCATCGTTGCACCAACCTACTGCAACTCCATTTTTTGAAAAGCAATATGGATTGTGCGTACCCGCTTTGATTCGTGTAATCGTTCCGGAAGCATACTTGATGATCGCATCTCCAATACCAGCCGTGGAAGATTTGTAGTAAGAAGAAACCGTGATTTCCTCTCCAACCTTATGAAGTGTATTTTCTGGATCCGGCATGACATTTACCGTGTCTACCGCTACATACAGTTCATTCAGATCGACGCATCCGGAAACACCGGCTACAAATCCCTTTGAACTGTATTGCCATCCGTAAAGTTCATGAAGAATATCAGGCTTCTTATCTTCCGGTGCGTCCGCCGTAATCATCATAGGCGTACTGGACGGGTATCTTGCGACCCAAAACGGGCAATCAATATGCTCAAGATATGGCTTGATATAGCTGTTGTAAAAAGACAGACCCGTGTATACACCAAATTTGCACCCTGCGGATTCAATGATTTTCTGATATTCATTGATAATAGAGACAATCTTATCGCCAATATTCTGCTGGCACTTATCCTCTACATCCAGCCACACCATCACATTTCTTCCGGCAAGAACTTCGATCACTCTTTGCGCATCGGTCTGTGCCTTTTCTGCGTTGGTTGCGTAGCTGTAATTATATACGCCCTGCACTGGAACGCCAGCTTCTGTTGCTCCTGTCCAGTTTGCTTCAAAATACTTGTCCGGCTGCAAATCTTTTCGGATTACTTTTAAAATGGCAAATTCAACGCCGTTCTCTGCTACTTTTGACCAGTTAATATTTCCATTGTACCCGGAAACATCAATACCTTTAATTTTCATGTGGCACCTCTTCTTTCTTTGGGTGGCTCAACTCATAATTTGATTGCTTAATTTTGAGTTTTGCCACAAATAATTCTCTTTGTTTCTGAATTTCCTCTTCTGTCATTTCAGAATCGTTTAACAAACTATGCTCTGTGATAGGCTTGTCTACATACTTTGATTTAGCTTTTTTACCAGCAAGACAATGTTCTACTGCCACCGATACCGCTGACAATCCATATGTTCCAAACCACATCCACATATCATTGTCTTTTTGCTTCTTCTCTAAGTTGTAAACGTCTGCATATGGCTTTAAATCAGCCGGACAAGACGTGTCTATGTCATGCACAGTAAATCCGTACCCCTTTGTAACTAAAAGCCAGAATGGGCGGATTTCCGTGCAATATGTTCCCCATGTAAGTTCTCTCTGTTCTTCTACTTTTTCCTCGGAGTTTTCTTCTCCGCTTCTTTCTGCTCTGCTTTGAGCAGTTTTGATAAAAAACCGTTTTCAAGTAACTCTGTTAAAAGTGCATTGTAAAGTTCCTGAACATCTGCATCTTCTCCGTCAAAGTAATCATCCAGCATGGCATATACTTTTCCAAGCTGCTGTTCCTTTTCTTCTTCATTGTCCGGGTTATAGCCAAGCTCTTCTTTATGGAACTTCTGCGCTCCAACAAGAATTAACTCTGGCAGAAATAAAAGGATTTCGTCAACCGCTTCCATATCTTCCATCTGGTTTAATTTTGCTACTTTCTTGATAATTCCGCTTTTCACGGTTGCTTCATATCCAAACTTAATCTGTAATTCTTTCTCTCCAAATTTTAATTTTGTCATATTCTTTCCCTTTCTCCCTTTTTATAGGGAAAGGGCAGTCCGAAGACCGCCCTATTCTTTTACACTGTTCCCTCAAGTTCCGATTCGGTTGTCTGATTATCGTCAGCCGATTCAACCGAACTATTCGACTGACGTGTTATTCCCCCGGTGTAAACGCCACGGCCGTGTCCATTCCCTTGTATTCCTCAATGGTAAGGTTCATTTCAACCGTCAAAAGCTCATTCTGACCAATCTCCGGCTGCGGTATCTGCTCCGGTGGCTGCGCAACCACAAAAAACGCGTCGGTAAATCCCGGGATAATAGTTTCAAACCACATTCTTTTCCCGCCGGAAAGCGCCTTATACGCCGTGATAAGCGTTTCCCACTCTTCCTTTGTGGCATCCGTAAGGTTTACCGTGATAGGGAAAGAGCCACCGGTATCTGCGCGACCCTTTACATATCTGGTAATAGGATCTTCTAATGCAGATGCGTCAATCTGTTCCGGCTCAATGTTAATACCGCCGATTGCGTTAATTCTTGTAAGCTGTTTAAACGATGTAGGCTTTGTTCCGGCTGTCGCTTCTGTGCCATAGCCAAACGTAATTCCTAACGTAGACAATCCTGCTGCTGCCATTTTTACCTCTCTTTCTACCGCCAAATAATGCGGTTATCGGGCACATCTTTTTGCACCCGGTGCATAAAAAATAGAGCCTTTCGGCTCTTTTACATCAATCTGTCGTTGGCTCCGATTATCCGCCGGAACCTTGCAACGCTTCTAAATTTTTTTTCGCTGTCGTTTTTAAACTCCGGCATTGCTGTGATCTGAAATCGCATCTGCTTAAATGCATCAGCTAAAATAGCCATGATCCCTTTTGCATCACTCTGCTTTGTGTTTGTAATGACGTCAACCTGTATTGTTTCCTGCACCGCATTTACGGATGTGCCCTCTAAATCTGCCCCACGTTCAAGCCCCGGCATCTCATGGATGTAAATAGTCGGGAAAACAGGGTCTTTATCAAGGTTCTTTTCAACCGTTGTAAATGCAGTGTCAAAATTCATTCTTTTGTATTTCTTCTGGAGTTTTGGTTTTGCAATCGTTACCACATTGGAAAAAATGTTTGTTTCAAGGTCAAATACCCACTGGTTGCCTGCCATTATTTAACCACCTCATATGTTTTCTTGAAAATATCCGGCTTGCATGGATATAATTCTCCACTTACACCGCGGATAATATAATCTCCAACAGTAACATGATGGTTTCCTTCAAGCGTCTTAATGTAAAGTTCGCATGGCGGCGCGTCTTCTGAAATCGGATTCTGGTAAAACAAAACGCCTTTTTCAAATGCTTCTGACGCCCATTTCGGCACGTACCAATTACCGTCTTTATCCTTTAAATCGCCGTCATACTGAAATGCTTCAATTACTACCGGTTTTTTCCTGTACTTCATTATCCAAACACCTCCTTCGCTGTCTGTGTAATAATCTGCCGCAACTCATTTGCGGTCAGATACATAAATGGTCGGCTTGGCATGCCTTTTGTGATATGCAGTTTTCCATCATCTCCGATGTAAGTCCAATAATATTCGCCAGCCTTAACAAACGTATCTCCTTTTATAGATATGTCTTGCATAGCCTGTCTAATTGTCTTGCCACTTGCATAATTCCATGTTAAGCCATCCGGTAATTCTCCCGGATAAGGACTTTGCTGTCCCACAATTCCGGTTCCAAACTCAACAAATGCGGCATGGTCTGTACCGGCTATTACCGCCCATATCCCGCCGCCCTTAGTGCTCCCTTCATATTCCGCATGAATACTAGAAATGAGTTCCGATGTAAATATTGCGTCAAGGTCAGCAATTTGCACTCTGGCAATCTCTACGCCATTTTCCGCGAGTTTTTCTGCCAATAGCTGACACTTATATGTCAAGCTGTTTTGATAATCTCTAAGCTCTCGTATGGCGTTCTGAATAGACTTTTCAGACAGGCTCATTGTGATTACTTTTTTCCCCATGCCGCACCTACTTCACATTTTTTTGCAATAAGAACAAATCAACCGTCAATCCCTCGTCTGCGACACCTTTTACGATGTAATCAGCCGAATTTTCATCAACGATTGTATCCTCTTCATCTTTGTACTTTACATCTGAACGTTTCCATACCAAAGAGCCGACGCTCAACGGAAGTTTTCCTTTGTCCTCGACAATCTGAACAAAGTTTGTGGAATTGTCAACGCCAAACTCTTTTATAAGTGCTTCACTCAACTTATTGCTGATTGAAGAATAAAAAACCACAGGCTTATCATAACCTGTGGTATACTCTCCGGTTGTTTTCGGTATTTTGTTTCCATCTTCATCGAGGTAATAAATTACATTTCCATCCGAATCAGTATATGAAGAATATTCGATGTTTCCATCTTCGTCCGTCACATACACCGGAACCTTCCCGCTCTGTAGCGAATAATTCATTTTTTGCTTGTTAATTTCAAGCATTTCACTTCACATCCTTGCCAAACCGCTTCCACAGTTCAGAAAGCTTTTCCCAGCCATACATCGCGACAAACGCAACTATAAATCCTGCAATAATAGCGGCTAAAATCATGTACCATAAGATTGATGTCTGGATGTACTGCATGTATGCCACAAACGCAGCGACCGTGATACCGATGGAAAGGACAAATACCAAGATGTCCGTCGGAACCTTAGAAAATACGCCTACACCTTTGATTACCTGTGTTACCACAGACACAACAAATGCCAGCGCACCAATAACCGCCAGAATAATTGTCATGTTAGCAATTACCGACTGTATAATATCCATGATTAAACCTCCTTTTCATCATTAAGACGGGTTTCTATTCCGTCAATTCTGTGATGAGCCGATTTCACACTTTCCTCCACCTTTATGATCCTGTTGTCATGAGAATTGATTTCTTTTCGCATCTCGGAAACTTCATTTTTGATCTCGGTCGTGTTGTTTGAAATGGCATCCAACTTCATGTTAATGCGTGTGTTCTCCCGCACGCGCTCTTCAAGATCCGTGTTGTCTGTCCTTTTGTTGCTCTTCAAGCCCATAAAGACGGAAAAACCAAGCGACAGCACGCTTATAATGATTGCTGTTGATATCTCAATCGTCAAATCATATACCGCCTTTCATTTTTTATGGCACACCGCCCACCACCGCTCAATGTGTGCCGCCTGCTACGTTTTGCCAACATCTGCAAAACGTAACGCACAATCTTCTAAACTCCTCGAAATCGATGGGTTATAATGATTTTATAAACGGAAATACTCCCACGAACAAGCTTTCCCTGTCTTTCCAGCTACGGCTTACGCCGTTTTCTGAATAACTTGCCATATAGGCTTCTCCTGCCTGTGAATGGTCGTACACGGATAAATTGACGATTACATCCTCAAACTGTTTCAAGTCTTCGGATATTTTTTCATCCGTGTAGCTTTCCGGGTAATTCCGCTTGCTTACCACTTCATTTCTTGCCTGCTTGATAAGCTGTTCAATGTAAGGATTATCTTCTTTCTGGTCGAACACGACAACATCAGAAGTAACACCATCTTCATCCGCAACGGTTTCAATATGAAATTGTTTCAGTCTGATTTTGACCTGTTCTAATGTTGTATATTCGTCCATTCTTCCCCACCTATAATCCGAACTGCTCGATCAAAATGCGTTTCAGTTCCGCTCCGCTGATTTCTTCTGCACCCTCGATTCCATGTTCAGCGGCAAGTGCCTGTAAATCAGCAGTGCTCATTCTGTTAATCTCTGTCTTGGTGTACCCTCCGGAAGATTTCTCTCCCGGAACAATGTCCGGGACTTCATCTCCTGCTTTGTACCACTTTCCATTTCGCTTTACCGTGTATTCAGCAACCATACCGCACCTCCTACGCAACTTTCATGACAACAACGCTGTCCATACCCTCAAAAGTAGGTAATCCGATCATTGACACAACGCAATGAGTGTTGATCGGATGATTTGTTGCGTATGTATATACCGAAATACCGGTTTCTACAATAGAAAGGTTTCCGTCTGTTAAACTTCCGCTTCTCTCTTCCGGTGTCTTTCCAAAGACATAATCTCCAAGGTACACGCCGGATGCCTGCGCTGAAATAACTCCTGTAGGAATAAAATATTTTGTAGCACCGTCTGCAGGGTCTATGTAAAGTTTATCGTAAACTTCAATCTCGATGCCGTATCCTCTAAGATACTCTGTAACCTGCCCCTGCTGTAAGCGAATACCGCCATTGTAAGCAGTAATTCCAAGCACCTGTTTCTTTGTGTCCTCCGCCTTAAGGACCATTTCCCATGTTTCTGTATTCATGCTAAAACGTGCAAGGGAATATCCGGTTTTCTTTGCAAACTCACGTTTAATCTCGATAAGGTCTTCAAGTGGCGTTGCTGTTTCTGGTGCAGACCATTTATCGGTATCGCTTCCGGAAATATCCTTGTAATGGTCTCTCTTGTGCGCCGCTCCATTGTCCGAAGTATAATCCACGTAGTAGCTCTTTCCGCCAATTGTTACCTGTACTCTTGGAATACCATCAGATGGTGCTAATAACTGCCAAATCTGGCGTTCCGGCACTACTCTTGCCCCCTCAATAAGCATCATCGGTTTTTTGCTGATTTCTCTAAGCACCTGGTTTGCCATGTTGGAATTTTCTGCCGACTGGTAATTTGCATACTCCTGCTCTTCACGCTCTGTTACCATGTAAGATTCACGGTAGAAAGGCATCTCGTTCTGAATGTCAGAAAATCCACCGACGTCTCTTAGCTCTGCCTGCGCATCAAAATTGGATGCCTTTAAGGATACTGGAAGACCGTTTTTCCCTTTGATAAATCTAAGCTCAAGGCTGTCCTGTTTTCTGGTTCCAAATTTCTGTCTGCCTAAGTAAGGCGCAGAACCAAGCGTTTTTTCATAATTATTCCACATAACCCCAAGGCTTCTTGCGGTAAATGCTTCTGCTAATGGTAATGCCATTCTCTAATACCTCCATTTCTTAATCAAAAAAAGTGACACGCGGTGTTGCTGCTTTTGCAGTTTCTTCCACGGTCACTCCGTTCGCTGTTACCTTTGCGCTGTCAATAGAACCCTGATATACATAAGTTCCCGGCGCATCTCCCATTGTTACGTCAACATCTTCCAGAAGATATCCTTTGCAAGATGCATCATTGCTAGGAAATGGTGTTCCTGCCTTTGCAATTTTCTTTCCGTTCTCATCTGCACTTGTTACCATTGTCTGCGGAACGATGCACGCCGCACCCTCATAAGGAAAGAATTTTAAAATTCCTTTACTCTGTGTAAAGTCTCTTTCAATCGGTTTTCCCATAATTTACCTCCTATAAAACATAATGGTCTTTGGCTTCTGCATTTTTTGCCGGTTCGCCAAAGCTGATACTTTCGGCATTTTCAACATCTGCCGTTTTTTTATTCTCTCCACCTGCAGTACCGCCGCCCGGATTTTCAGAATTATTTGCGATCTCCTGTTCCTTTGCCTGCGCTGCTGCGGTTTCCTTTTCGGATGTAATCTTTCCAAGAGCGTCATAATCAAGGCTTCCATCATCTTTGACGACCGTTTTTGCCTGCTCTGCATTGATTTTTAACTTTTCCATCAAAGCTTCGCGCTGATCTCTGATGGCGTTTTTTTTCTGCATATCTGCAATCTGCTGATTTGCTGTCTCTAACGCCTTGTTTGCTTTTTCAAGTTCCGTGAGGTTTCCTGCTTCCATTTCATCCAGCTTTTTCTGCAACTCATCTGCGCTGTCTGCCTTTGCCTTAAGCTCTGCTGCTTTTGCCTGTTCTCTCTGTACGGCACTGCCGTAATCAGCAATGATTTTCTCAACATTTTCCTCACTGATACCCATTGCAATTAACTCTTCTCTTTTCATTGATTACCTCCGATATGTCTTTACGAATTTTTGCGGTGCAACGACACCGAATGACACTGTTGTTTTTTACGCTCACAACTTTGCGAATTTTTATAAAATAAAAACAGCCGACGATTACTCGGTAGCTGTCTTATTTTGCTGTTTATTTAATTGATTTACAATTTTCTGTGCTTTTTGTTCCTGCTCTTCTGCATCACCAATGGTTTTCCATAAAGCATCCATGTATGGCTTAGACTGCAAAAATGTTTTTTCCGAATCTCCCCAGAGTCCGACCGTTTTAATTGCAATAAGAGGATGTATTCCGCACTCCAATAACTGATACAGTGTTTGTGACTTCGTATACATATTGTCTTGCGGGCTATGATTGATTTGCACGTCAAAATCTCTAACTGACAAGTTCAAATCATGATCTTTAACGCGGATTGCATTTAAGACAACTTTTGCAAGTCTTTTCTCTGCCGATTTCACGATTGGGTCTTTTAATTTTGCTCTTGTCTTTGAAAAATCCCATCCATTTCTCAACTCTACCGCGCCCTGTGTATCTCCGCCAGTGTTACCCTGCTTGTTTGGTATGGCAAGAATTGATAAGGCATTGTCCCAAAGATCATCTTTTGCCACCTGGCACTGACTCTGGTTAAGTTCCTGTGTCATAATCTCAACATCGGCTTTGTTGTCCTTGTTGTTGGACTTTACCGTCAAAGCATGGCTCATTTTCATTTGTTCAAATGTCTTTGTGTCAATCTCACAGTTTACAAATTTTACCCAGTACTGAACAAACTGCTCAATTCCATCCATTCTGTTCGACTGCATGTTGTTTATGGCATCCAGAAGCCCTATGACAAGTTCAATGTCCGATATTCTTTCATGGTTGTTTGGGAACTCAACAATAGGAATGCTTCCAAATGCATGCAATTTCCATTCAGAAGCTACTCCATTTTGAATTTTGCATGAATAATTGTCTGTATAGCACAGTTTGTACCATCTTCCATCTTCGTCCTTAAGCTCCTGTACGGCAATCACCGGTTCTTCCGTACTCCGATTATAAATAACACAAGTATTCATCGGAGTAGGGGCAACAATCTGAAATGGTATTTCTCCATTTGAAAATCTCACAGCCTTAAAAGATGTTCCAGTTGCTGACTGCCACTCTCCTGCTTTAATGTCTTTTTCCTGTTTATTCGCATCCACAAGATAGTCATTCAGCGCATCCACTGCCCGATTAATTTCATCATCATCTTTTCGACTGATAAACTGTATTGGCTCGCCATATGTCTGTCCTACTTTGAACTGAACAATCTCATACGCATGATTTTCTACTATTTTGTTTGTAATATCAGCATTTTGCACCTTTACACGGTATAAAACAGGCTGGTCACCTTTGTAATATCGCCAAAGATATTCTATGATGGTTTTGTTGTAATAAAAATTTCCGATGCAGTCTCCCACCACCTTGACAATATTGTCTGCTGTGATGGTTTCAACATCAGTATATAAAATTTTTCGCCCATAACAGCCCTTAACAAGATCTTGGAGAGATTTATTATTCATAATTGGCTCCTAAATAAACGTCATCCCACTGGATGTTGACCGGCTTGGAAGAGATTTTAATTCCGTCTTTCCATTCTCCGGATAAAAAACAACTTTCTTGTGGCATTTTCTACATTCCACAGAAATGTTCATTGTTGAACGCCCATCGTGCGTGGCAACTTTTCTTCCACACCGCGGGCAATATATTTTTTTTGGTGTATATCCCATAAAATCCTCTTTTCTTTGCAAAAGAAAAAGCACCGGAGATTTCTCTACGATGCTTTTATAAATTGGGGGAGGTGAAGTATTCAACTTTTGTTGCTTTCTTCGATTATAACTATATCATTTTTTCAATATGACATTCTATGACATTTTACAAATAAGTTGCTCCATATTTTTGCTCAAATTTTTTTAATGCAATTCCATGAAGCCTTATTGTCTGTCTCCATGAGTAATTCATTTCGGTTGCAATAACCTCAAATGTCTTTTTTTCTATGTACTTTGAAAACAACACATTATAGACATTCTCATCTTCCATGCTGTCTATCTGACTGACAATCTGATCTCTTTTAATAATATAATCATCAACCAGTGCATCGATCTTCCTTTCCATTTCATCAATCTTTGCCTGCTTCGCGCCTATCCTGTCAAAATTTGGGGTTGTCATTACTCTTTCTTCATTTGTAATTGACGATATGCTGCATGCCAGCTCTTTAAGTTGTGCAAGCTCTATTAGCTTATTATTTATCATCCGGTTAAGCCTGCTTATCTGGTTTAGATAGTCCTTTGTTGTCATATCAATACCTCCTAAACGGATTTACTGCCGCTTCTACTTTGGCTACGTTATTTCCATTTGTCACTCTAAGCGCAAAGTTTGAAAATACATCCGGCACATCATCCAATTGCTTTTTACCGGACACTGAATATCTCTTGAGAAGAGACATCATTACTCCATATGGCTCATTTGGCTTATATAATGATGGGTCTTTAAATATAACGTGCTGCAATATCCAGTTAGAGCACTGGAAGATCCTTGCTTCCTTATTTGTCTCCGTCGGTGTGTCAGTAATGTTACATATCCATCCTTTTTTTTCGACACGCTTGTTTACTTCCATTGCGACACGGTCCCCTCCGGCATTTCTCTCAAATTCACATTCCTGAACTTTATTGTTTGCCAGAACGTTTGCTGCATTTTCATACTGCATCTCATAATCTGCGGTGTTATCGCAAACACAATCTACACAGTAGTAATCCTCTCCGTATTTTTGCAATACCGGCAAAACAAAGTAATCCGTTCCTTTTCCCTTTGTATCGCACTGACCGGTTACAATCTCTGGCTCTCCATGTGGCAAATTAAGATACCGGCGTATTTTATCTTCCGGAAACAGCAATCCCTCTCGCTCAATCGGCTCCTGTTTGTAGAGACAGCGATATGATATGTCGTCCATCAATAATTGTTGGTCTTCAAAAAACTCTTTTGTAAAACCGGAGAACTCATATTCAAAGTTGCTTTCTCCTGTAACTGGGTCTACATCCGGTACCGCAATAACCTTTACTCTCGGATTGCCCTCGTACATATTCTGGATGCGCCCTATGACGTCGTGTACGCTCCATCTTGTGGCAATATGTATTTCCTTGCAGTTCTTACCGTCCGTGTCCTGTATCTTTCTCTGGCGGGCATCTACGGCATATTTATCCCACAATTTATCAAGGATAATGGGATTCATTGCTTCTTCAATTCCGCCTATCATATCGTCAACCAGTAAGAACTTAGAAGCCCTTACTTTACCTGCATTCTTACTACCAACAGACGTACATTGTACGGATGGAAACGATTTGTACTTCCCGACATTAAACTGCTCCATCTTCGCATTTGTGCTCGTCACGGAAAGATCCAGGAAAATTTCATTCCATGTATACTCTTCCGCGTTTGTAACGATATCGTACACGCCGTCGTAATACATTCTGGTAATATCTCCGCTGTGCGAATAAAAAAGGCTGAAATCTCTCGGAAACCATCCGGCAACAAGTGCGTGAAACATTTTTTCTACCGTTGTTTTTCCTGCTCCCGGAACAAGGGATACGCACAGGATGTCATATCTATCATCAATCATGCCTTGTAAAGCCTGTGTAAGCCCTATTTTGAGAAATTGCTTTCTTCTTGGCATATAAAACCGTTCTTTAGGATCTCTTTTCTTTTCCAAATACTGAAAAGCACTATCCACAACTTTGTTTTGCGCTTCCAAAAGCAAAATCCCGTAATATTTGTCCAGAATTTCATAAGATACCTTGTTTTGGAATGAATATTTCTCTAAATCCCATGGTGTGCCACCTGTAGATTGAAAGATAAACTGCTCCGTCAGTTCTTTCGCTCTGGCAGAAACCTTTAATCCATACTCAACATCCTTTTCCGTCAGAATGGCTACCCTTGCCGCTTCTGCCATGGCATCCATAACCTGTTCATCAACGCCATGCACCTGTATGTAATTTTCATATCCATTTACTGTGGAAATTAGGCTTGAACTTGCCAAAAGAAAAGCACCTCCGCAAAAAAGCAGAAGTGCCTTAAGACCTCTGCCTATAACTGTTTTAGGGTAGCGACTAACTCCATTTGTTAGCCGGTAATTGTTTTTATTCGTTTGCTTTGAAATTGTAAATCGGTTTTATAATGTCAACTATTTCAACAGTGTCTTTTATATTTCCAATTATTTCATCCATTGTTTTATATGCCATAGGGCTTTCATCAATCGTAGATGTATTTACAGATGTTGTAAATATTCCATCCATTGCTTTTTGATACTCTTCTAGCAAAATGCTTTCTTTTGCCTTTGATCTGCTCATTGTTCGCCCTGCTCCATGCGGTGCTGAATAATTCCAATCTTCATTTCCCTTGCCAATTCCCAAAATGCAGCCGTCGCGCATGTTTATTGGTATTAATACTTTTTCCCCCGTTTTTGCAGAAATAGCGCCTTTACGAACAATATTTGTATCGTATTCAATGTAGTTGTGAATTGTTTGAAATCGTTCCGTTTCTTTTGTAACTTCCCAACACATATAGTAACAAATAGTGCTCTGAATGATTCTTCTGTTAATTTTCGCAAACTCTTGACATAATTTCATATCGTGCAAATACATTTCTCTATGTTTTCCAACAAGATATGATAACTCTCTAGGAATTTTGGTTGTATTTGTTTTGTAGGACTGCTTTAATTCTTTGATAGCCTTGCTGATTTCTCTTTCTCTTTTACATTTTTTGTATTCAGCAATCAATTTCTCGCTATCTTGTTTAAAGTTTGATTTTCCCGAAATATCGTCAATCGCCATTTGCTGATATATTTCTGCAACTTGCTTTCCGATATTCCTACTTCCCGAATGAATAATAAGATATTTATTATTCTTGCTATCGTTATCAACTTCGATAAAATGATTGCCGCCTCCCAACGTGCCGCAACTCCTTTTCAGCCAATCTATATTTTTCAACTGTTCCTTGCAATGCAATTTTTCAATAATATCGCTTGCGACAGACGAGTTTTCTTCTTCATGGACTTTTCTACCACTTGGAACATATTCTCTAATGATGTTATCTAATCTCTCAAAATCAATATCAATATTCCCCAAGTTTGTAGTAAGCATCCCACAACCTATGTCAACTCCAACAATGTTCGGTATTACTTTTTCTCCTAAATCAGCAGTAAACCCGATAACACACCCTGCTCCTGCATGAACATCTGGCATAATTCTTATCTTGCAATCCGAAAATGCTGGCTGTTTTGCAAGCGTATATATTTGATTTAATGCTTCCGGTTCTATATTTTCTGTAAATATTTTCAAATCAGCCATGGTATGTCCCCCTTTCCGCTGATAATCAGCTTAAATATTTGCTGAGCAGTGTTCTACCTCAAATTCATTATTTTCGACGCTATAAATTTGAACTCCATTCTTGTCCGTCTTGTATCTATCAAACACGCACGAAATATTTATGCCATTTCCAACATATCCAACGCTGTCCGCATGGAAGTCTATGTTGTATACCTTTTTCTGCCATTTCCCGTTGGCATAGATTTTTGTAAAGCCACCTTTTCTAGTTTTGATTATAATTTTTGAACGTGTTTTTTTTCATTTCCAATACACCTTGAACCCTTTCGCCGTATAATTACCAACTGCCTGTTTCAGCTCTTCCTTGCTTTTATATTCCTCTCGAATCATGATTGCTACCTTGTTCTTTTCCACAGCGTATATGCCGCAGGTAACAGCGTTGCTCGCCGTATCAAGAACTGCTTTGTACTGTTTGCTGTTCATCTCGTATGTGCTGTTATTGATATTGACAATCATGCTTCATACACTCCTTCTCTTCCTTATGAGTTTGCATCAACATTTTTTAGATATTCAATGAAACTCATTTCAGCCCCCTCGCATGTTAAACCTTCAATAGGATTTTTGTGATAGTTTTCACGAAAATACCTCAATGCCTGTTCTTTTTCTTTTTCTGAATAAGAGTCCCATTTTGATATCCCAGATTTGTTTTTGAAAAATTCGCAATCGTGTTCTTTATAAGCAAATCCTACTGGAGGAATATACTTTTCTGGATGGTTACAAAATTCTATCGTTTTTTTCAAAAATTCATTCCATTCAATTCCAAAATAAGCACATTCATAGCATGTCATTCTTCCACCAACTTTCTACCACACATCGGGCAAAATTCAATTTCCATTGCTATCGCTACGTTCATTCCATTGCTACAACATTTAGCATACTGTGGACATTTATCAATATGGCATTGAATAACATTTATATAGCCCAATTTTTTGATTTTAAATTCTCCATATGCAGTTTTATATGATTCTTTCCCATTGCAAAAATCACACATTTTCAACACCTATCCCTGCATCTGTGATAAATAACTTTTCCTCTTACATTCGCTTCGTATGCTCTTCCAAGTGACCGAACAAACAGATATTTCTTTTTCTCACAATCCATATAATCCAAGGAATTCATATATGGCTCCAATTCGTTTGAAAGCTGTTCCACAAAATCCTTGATACGCTTGAATGTCTTAATTGCCTGTTCTTGCAAAAACAGGATTATTGCTCGCCATGTATCAATCACTATTTTGGCATACTCGAGAAGCATCTTGCCTAATTTCCGATACCACAATTTGAACTCGACAACCATATATCCTTGCGATTCAATAACTTTTTTCTGATCTTCTGACACATTAAGAGCCATACTCACACCTCAACACCATCGCATTTTGCATAAGAACCAAGACCATTAATGTAATGGCTTCTCGTATCTTCAAAGTTTCTGCAATCTACGACTTTCCCCTCGTCAATACACTCTTGTAAGTATTCGCATTTATCGCATTTCGTATCTTTCTCTATTCGTGGTGCAGTAGCTACTTTTTGCTTTTTCCCGAACATTCTCTTAAATTTTTTTAAAAATCTCATGCTTCCACCTCATTTTCATGTGAATTATTCAATAATTTCGTATATTTCTCCTTCACATTCCTTTGGAGCCATCGTTCCCCATCCATTCTTTTTTTTTAACTCATAATGATTTTCATGCTCTGTAACTTCAAGCACATCGCCTTTATTAATCACCATCTTATATCCATGTTTTTTGTCATTTATTTCTACATCCTCTAAAAATCTTGCTTTCATACTTACACCTCATTTTTGCATAAAAAAATACCAACCATCGAATATTGACGGTTGGTACGATATTTATTGAATCTTATCCAAAATATCTTGAAGTGGAGTATTTTCATTTACCCCATATTGGTTTTTCCATACTTCCATATTCTTTTTTAATTCTTCAAATCCATCTTTGGAGCTTTTCAAAAAATCAAAGTTTGTTTTCTCGGCAAGCAAACTTTCCGTATACAATGTAGAATATAACTCTCCCAATGTATCATATACCCCAAGACTAACAGAAGCTTCAAGTAATTTCTTAATATCTGGCATTTGCATTCCCCTTTCATTTGTGATAGAGGAATTATACCACTATAACCGCCAACATTCAATTTTCAAAGTTCAAATAGCGACTCTATTGAGAATCGAACTCAAATCTTCCGATAGACAGTCGGATGTACTGACCTTTATACTATAGAGCCATATGCGGTTGCTGATTGAATCAGCGTTATTTTTAATTCAACAGGGCAGTGACCGCTTGCTCCTGTCTATCCGGTAGCGAACCGGACGCATGGGGAAGAGAGGAATCGAACCTCCAACGTTTACCACGTGGGAACTGATTTACAGTCAGCCGCAACACCGCCAATCGTTGCCGCTTCCCCAAAATGCGCGGACACCTCACTCCATATCTCTGTACGCGACCGCGCTACGCATACAGTATCAGATCAGCTCGGCACCATCGGAACGGAAGGATTCGAACCTTCAATCCGGCTCTCATTGTTGTTTTCCGTGTACACGCCACTTTTACCAATTAAGATACGTTCCGAAACCGCCACAAGACGGTTAGCAATAATGTTTTTCGTGCCATGCGTTGCACTATCCTGTGTGATATCACAGGAAATAGGCTGGTGAGGATTTGCACCTCACATAACAACGACTTTCCACAACGGGTAACACCCTTAACAGGTTCCTTCATTGCCTTGTTAATTCAATGACTTGTTCCTAACCAAAGCGTGGTTGTTTTATGCTTAAGCGTCTACCTTTTTCCGCCACAGCCTAATTGCATTTTTGACAGCTCAGGCACCGTGGGATAGATGCCCGAACTATCAATAGGAATCCGCCTGTATTGCTCGTCAGCAAATTACGGGACAACCATCATCCAACACCAAGCGGTCTTCCGCCTTGCCGTACTTCTCGGCAAACGCCACCGGACGGTCTCGCACCGTCCTTAACAGAAACGTCCTAGTGGCGAAAGGAGAAATACGAACTTTTCGTATTCCGAGATAAGCTTTACACTTATCTCTCAATCGGAACGGCAGGACTTGAACCTGCGACCGCTCGGATATAAGCCGAGTGCTCTACCATCTGCGCTACGTTCCGTCACAGCGCGCATAGCGCGCCGTTTATGATAGTATTTTTGATCTTTTTATTTTGCCGACGTCCACTAACACCGAATAATTGCTTACGCCGAGTTTTTTCTTGCAAAAACCGAATGCCAGTGGACTTAAGCTATACTGGATGCTCCGACTTCTCAGACTGGTGCTCAGCGTCACTGTCAAGATCCAGAACGTCGGTTTCTCCCGTATGTTTTTTTCTGCTTATATGTATTCTTCCGACCGTAGTTGAAATCTCCGGCAGGAAGCGAATACCAAATATCGGGTCATACAAAACCATATCATCATCTCCACATTGCAAATATATTGACAAGGAACAATGCAATAAGTGATCCCCAGACTGCCACAGCGTCCTTTTCGTTGCTGCTATCTCTTCCAAGCAAGAAAAACGTCAAAATAGCAAGGGCATCAAATGTTGTTATAACTGTTTTTAAAATCAACATGATTTACCTCCATTTTCAAAACTGCCCGTACCGGACTCGAACCGATAAATTCTGGGATCAAAACCGAGTGCCTTACCATTTGGCAAACGAGCAATGCAAGCAATCTATTTCTCCGGCATATAGTAAACAAGGTTATCAGATACTGTTATTGCCATCCTTGGATCATCCATCTCGACGCATCTAACCGGTGTATTTTGTGATGCTGAAACTAATGCAGAAACTTGTTTCTCGTCCATATTTGTGCAAACTACCTGTACAGGCGCATATGCTTTATGCATGTCCATAAATACTTCTGCTGCTCGTTCTGGTGTAGCATATTTCCCAATGACAAAAGTTCTTCCATCAAAAGTAGCGCTTATGCATTCATAGCTTGTTCTAAATTCGGTCCGGTCAAAATCATATGAAGCATCTTTTTTCTGTGACACAACCCTCATTCATCTTCCTCCGATCCGTCCCAATCCGGACAAGAAAACTCTTTTTCTACGTAATCTCCTACATATTCGCTCTCATTGTTTGTGCAAAAGTAATCTCCATTCTGCTCTTCACAATAATCGCAATTAAAACACATTTCTAACATTTTATTTGCTTCCTTTTGGAATCTTTTTGAATTTTATTATCGAGTGTAATTTTTGAAATTTATCTGATGTGAATTTGATTTGATTGTCTTTGATGTGATTATCGATAAAGTATTATCGCACTATACTATGTGCTATATCCGATCTTGTGTACCTTGCACTTTATGTCTACAACTTCCGAATGCACTTCGGTCAAGTATTCTATTTTCCTATTGACCATATCCCGGAAACTAATTTCAGAATCCGTTTCTATTGGTTCCGTGATTTTAAGTGGTCTCATATAGTCCATCCATGATAGACAGGTCTTTTTGTTTTTGGGGATATTTGAGGGACTTAGTAGGCAGCTCCTTCTGGGCTTTTGCAACCCCCACCCCTCCTGTTGGCTGCTTCTTCCGGCGTTTGCCTTTGCTTTAAATTATTCTAATTGTTCGTGCAATTCTCTGTTTGCGTTATAACTATTCGTTAAACCTAAGTTTCTTAAACTGTTTAAACGAAAGCATGCGGCGTAAGGCGCTTAAATACTGGGGTTTGAATTGTTTGAATTGTCTATCACGATTTCACCATTATCCGGGCTTGAATTGTCAAAGTTGTCCGGCAATCTCGCACAATTCAAGCCTCCCAGTTTGGGGAGCTCCGAAGCTGTCAAAGCTCTGGATCTGGCTCCCTGGTCTCTTACACCCGGCATATTAAAGCCGCAGTACTTGTTGAGTGACGGCATGTAGCACATGGGATTGTTTTTCCCGGAGATCTGTAAACCTACAAGGCTTTCTTCCCGCATTTGGTCAATCTTTTTGCAAATGTCGGAAGCCGTGGAGCCTAGCCTTTCGCCATTTACCCATCCGTTAAGTGTATCTCTATGTATGCCAGTAAAAAAAGTAAACCCAACTATATTTATTACTTTCTCATAATCATTGCAAAGCCTTATATATATATCTAAGACTTTATTAACCTTATCAATATCATATTGATTGCTAATATTATTGTCATCTTTAAGGTATACAGGGTTGATCTTAAAAACATTGTCACATACATACTGACAACAATTATACCATCTGTTCTGCGATACCTTACACATATCCGTTATATTTCTGTCATCCATCCAGAGGTGTATATATTTGTCAATGTCATCGTTGTATATCTCGTCTATATCTACTCTTTCCGCTCTCTGTGCATCTGACATATATATACCTCCTTTCTGAACCATAAAAATAAACCGATACAATCGAGATCATCAAGATCTTAATTGTACCGGCTGCATGACTTCCGTTTCCGTTCTCCGGGTCCTGTGCGCTCTCTGTTGCCCGGATGCTTTTTGATTTACGATAACAATATCATTTATGTATAGCCTTTGTCAAGTATAAATTTAAACTACTGGGTATATCGCATATATAGATTATATCCGCGCGCGTTAAAGTATATGGTTTATGATTTTTTGTACTGTTGATATATATTATATATTATTTACTCCTTGATAAAAAATACAATGTATTGGAGAGAATATACTAATCTAATCTTATCTACGTTTCCATTTCGTATCCATTCTGTATACAAAATTTATCGCTTTAAAGCATAAACGTTAAAATAGATCAAAAAAAGAGAGATAAAAAATATCTCCCTTTATTATTAGATTATTAACTTTTATTTTGTCTGTCTGGCTCTAAATCTGTGATGTCGTCTCCTGTCGGGACAACCGTCCAACCCTTGTATGTGTACCCTGGTCGCTGATCCGGCGGAAGTTGCCCCATGACGCACCTTTTTACTCTGCTTAATCCTGACGTTATGTTGCGAAATTGCGCGCTATCCGGGGCACAATCAAATAGCTCCTCGCAGTTTTCCCGTAGCCAAAAATTTAATGATCTAAAACAATAATGTTTACCGTCTGGGGATATAAGGTGCCAGTTTTTGGCATTTACGTTTGTTTCATACCGACCGCTCTTAGGGCTTTTTTGGGCTGCCGGCGTGCCTTTTTGTAGGTTGTTAGTCAGCCCTTTCCCCCTTAACTTTTCTTTTGACGCCTCGCTCCACTTGTTCCGCTTGCCTTTGTGCGTCCGGCTTGCCCTTATTGATCTACAATCAGAAGAGCACGTAACCTTTTTGTCGCTTGGGGAGCACTTAAATTCTTTGCCGCATATCACGCATTTTTTAATCATAAAAATCTCCTTTGCAAGCAAATACAGGCAGACCTAACGCCTGCCTGTTAATAATTGCATTATGTTTTAATACTGCGGGTTTTCTTTTGCTAACTCCCAAACCTCGCCGAACTTCTCCTCGTGCCGTTTTGCGTACTCGTCAAAAAACTCCTGTTCCGAGCACGGCGCCAGCTCTCGGTGGATTTCCTCGCGCAAAACGTCGTCCATTAAGTTCTCAGCTACTGCATAATTGATTTCTTTCCCATACTCGTTTACACATGTATTTTTCATAATTCATTCTCCTTTTTTTGATCTTGTTTATTGTTACTGGGCGGCTTTTGCGCCGCCCTTTGTTGCTTGGTGCTTAATTGTCCTCTATGCCCTTTTGGGTATCGTCTATGAGGCGGTCAACCATTTTTTCAGCTTTCTCATAATCCTTAGCCTTCAATACTTCCTTAAGGTCTTTCAGATCCTGTAAAAGTCTTCTTAAGTAACTTTTAAATACGCTCATATCTTCGTCCATGATTCCCCTTTCTGGCTTTCGCCTTATTGCCTTTCGACAATATTATACTAGCATACTTTTGTAACTTTTGCAAGTGATATTTTAAAAATTATTGTAATTTCTTTTTTAACTCCAAATCTTCCGGGCTCTCTACATAGATAAATAGGTCTTTCGGCTGCATATCCAAAAGTAAGCAAAGATTGTTTATACTTTTGGCGTTTATGTTTGTATCCTCATTCTTAATCTTTTTCAGCGTGTCCTGGCTTAATAAACCGCTAGTTTTTGCCTTGTAAGAGTTAAAGCCGATACGCTCCAAAGCATCCCCAACGTCAAATCTATATTTTAGCATTGCAATCCTCTCCTTTCTTAGTTGCCTTTATAAATAGATCATATATTTACACGTTGGAAAAGTCAAGAAAAATATTTCTTAAAAAAGTGATATTTCGTATTGACTATAACTAAAAAAAGTGATACTATAATACCAACAGGAAAACAAAAATATTATTCGCGGAAGTATCCATTATGAATGAATTAAATTGGTTAGTGGTTGATAAAATTCAAGCGTCAAAGTTTGAACCGGAATACAAGAATGTTGTGGCGTTTTTTGGCTCGCTTGTGCTTGCAGAAGATTTTATAAATCTAGTTGTACCAGCTGAAACAAGAAAACTGTTTTACATTGAGCATAGATAAAAAGCCGAAACGCCCTCCGGGGCGTCAGCCGCGGGATGGTCTCCCGGCTCTGATGCATAATAAAAACCGGATTTACTCCGGTTTTTTCTTTGTGTTTCTCTTATTATTTGATTGCGTTTTCATATCAACCCATCTGCAATTAGAAGGTTCGTAATTTCCATTTACGTCTATGCGGTCAATCGTGCATTCTCCACGCTCTGCATTTTCATCGTAACCGTTATTATATGCCCACTTGCAAAAATTTTCTATTTCGTGCCACTCTTGGCAAACTTTAATTCCCCTACCGCCATAATCTTTAAATGCTTTAGAATTTGGATTTTCGCATCTTTGAAGCATTCCATTCCATACATGATATATTCGTTCGTTGCATAAGCCATGAACTATGTTATTTTTGTGTAAATCATCAAGAAAAGTTTTTGCGTAACATCCACAAGAAACAACACGACCGCTTTTTAAATCCCCTGCTGTCATTGTTTTAATATTTCCACAATCACATTTACACTCATACAACGCTTTCCCGTTCTTATCGCTTCCAACTCTTTTTATCACGGTAAGCATATTTATTTTCTTACCCGTCAAATCATTTTTGATTTTAGCAGTACAACCGCAACTTTTAGTTTCTCCGTTCTTTAATCTATCGCCCCTTATTTCTTTTATTCTTCCACAATCGCATTTACAGACCCATTTTATAGCACCGTTCGATGCTCTCGAACCAGCACGCAAGACAACTAACTTTCCAAACTTCTTACCGGTCAAATCCGTTGAATTATATAATTCTCCCATAATATAGCCACCTTTCAATATCAATTATGACTATATTATAAACCATAAATGGTTTTGTTTCAAGATATAATTAAATCATTTTTGGTTTATTTCATCATCTACATATTTTATAATATTCCCAGGTTGCATATCAAGCAATTTGCACAACTGTTCTAATGTTTTGATGCCAACCATTTCTCCATTTCTAAATTTTTGCATTGCTGATTGGCTTATTATTCCATTTTTTAATATATTTGTGCTATTATACCCAGCTTCTTTTAGTGTCTCAATCACATCTATTTTATATTTAAGCATAGTTAAAACCTCCTTATAATAATTATATAAATTTATATATTCTAAGTCAATAAAATAATCTAAAAAAAGTTTAATTCATATATTGACATTAAACCATATTTGGTTTATTATAATGACATAGAAAACAAATAAATTATAGGTTCTGATGATGGCAGACCAGAAAGGATATATTTATGAAAATTGAAAAAGGTATGAAGTTCCGCGGAAATATAAATGGAGTGTGTTTTGAAATTTTGGACGCGAATGAAAAAACCGTTAAATATTCCGTAATTCTAAATGGTTCGCGCTTATCTGAAAAAGTACACACTTTTGGGAGAAAAGCTTTTGAAAAATGCAATTTAACTTTTTTTGAATAAGTCGAAACCGCCCGCGCGGCGGTCTGGTGTAGGGTTGCAACCTTGCCACTGATGAGACAAGCAAAAAATATAAAATGAAAGGTGTTAAAAATGAAGATATTAGCAAATAAAAACGGCTTTGTATTAGCTCATGATGAATACTATGGATATTATTGCTTTGGTACAGAAAGAGAAATCAAAAACCTATCTATGCCTTGCAATCAGTATGGAACAAAGAAAGAAATAAAGGCAGAATTAGAGCGTTGGAAAAAAGAGGTTGATTTTGACAATCCAAGAATACTTGAAGTGGAAGCCTTTTTTATATCTGTTTTAACACATTGCGAAAATTAGTCGAAACGGTGGAGATTCCCACCGTCTGCAGGAACCGCCCCACCTACACCGATGAGACAGGGCACAAATGAAAGGATGGTTGAGCATATGAACAAATTAGAAGAAGCCCAAAAAGCATTTTTGAAAGTTAGGGATTATTTATTGGAAAATCAAGAAGATTTTGCACTCGCAAGGGCATATAAAAAGCCTTGGAAGTGGTACATGGAACATGCTGAGAAAGAAGCTATTGAGATTTTGAGAAAAGAAGTTAACGCATAGAAAGGACGGTTGATATTATGGAATTTATGGAGAAATTGCAGAAACAAAAAGACGATGCGAAAGCCGCTTATATTAAAGCCCGGGACGAATGGGCGGAAACCAGAACCGCCGAAAACATCAAAGGGGATCCCGAAAAGTGGCGCGCCCTTTGTGATCGGAAAATGGATTGTATGCGATTGGGTGTTATCATTTAAGCAAGTGCAGGCGGTGCAATGTTCCGGGGTTCGATTCCCCGGCTTGCCTTTACCCGGAAACGGGAAAATTTGAAAATATGGAGGAATGAAGTATGAAAAAAGAAAATTTTGAGTTATTTTTGGGATGTCTTGGGAATGGCATTACTGTATGTAATAAGTCAGTAGAGGAAAACGGCGCTTATAAGACAATCGCACATATCGCGGAATGTGGGAAAATTACATGGTATGTAAACCCGGTTTCCTGTGTTCCTGGTGGCGATCTTTTAAAAATTGAACATTTCGCAGATGTTCAGCGTGAAAAATGGGAAAAGTGGCTTGATTCTATGCCAGAATTGAAAAGATATGAAAAGCTTCTTGAAACTGTCCCAGCTGATATTATGCTTTACGCTATGAATTTAAACGGCGAACTTTGGCAGAAAATCAATTATTTAAAACAGGTATGCTATGAGAAATCATACTTTTAATACAGCCGACGCAGAGGATTACAGCCGGATCACTTCCGGCGGCTTTTTTGTTTATACTTGTTGACGCAAAGCAGATGCATTGCGCGTTGACATTTTGGATGTATTGTGCATATAATGACTTATAGGCATGTGCGCGCCTGTATAGTTGCAATGTCATGTAGACGTTTGCTTTATTTGTTGTACTCATTTTGCGCATTTGTGCGGAGGTTTCCGCGTCTGCATTATTTCAGCGCTTTCCGAAGGGAGACGGCACATAGCAAGATCAAGTACGACCAGATCATGGATGAGTGCAATCTGAACTTGCACTTGCAAAAAAGTTTCAAAAAAATTTTGCAAAAATCTGAACAAAATTTTCATAATCTCAAAAACGGTTTTTCGTGCCGAAATCTGACCCTAGGGGGGTATCAAATTTTTTCCGAATATCTGGGCGAAAATTTCAAAAATTTTTTAAAAATTAAAAAACGAAAATCCTTGTCCAATTCTTAAGGTAGGGGGGATTGGAAATTTTTCCGAAAGTTTTCGGAAGTAAAAAGTAAAGCTTTTGCGGCATAATCGCTTTTGTTTAGTTCATCTATCAACTTTTCCCTTGTCATTCCAGGGTTTGTCTTCTGCACATACATTAACAATTCATCTATTTTGTCCACTATGCCGCCCTCCAATCAATGTTTGCTATCAAATCATCCAGCAAATAAATCAAATCTGCCCCATACAGGCTTATCCAGTCCGCGAGATACTCTTCCTGCTCGATTGGCATATGAATGTTATAGGAAAAGCAAAAACAATGGCAAAGCTCATGAGCCAGTATTTTGCGCAAATAACCATTTTTCGGTTTATCTGAAACATATATAGCTCTGTCGTTCCAATCTGTCACAGCAAGGCTTGTAGAGCCATCAGAGCGCATCAATTTATTACTTGCGCCGTGAACAAATTTTATTTTCCATTCAATACCATTTATTAAAAACATATTTTACCTCCAAAAAAGAAACCACCAGCCAAATATCAGCTAGTGGTTTCTAAATTCATGCTTATTTTACCTTTTATTCTTCAATAAGTAGGTAATTGATGTATCTTGTCGCCGTATCGTTGAGGTCTCTATTAAAATCAAGCAGATCAAGAGCGTATTCCGGTGGATATCCATAACTGGCGTAATATGCCTTTTCGATTGCGCGTAAGTTGTGCAGATCCGATAATTCCACGAGAATCTTGTGATATAAAAATTTTCGAGTCCAACCAAACCGTTCTAGGATTATACTTAACTTCCAGTTGTTCTTTGAAAACCATGTTTCCGTTTCATGTTTCCATCGAATCTCCCAGTGCTCAAACGGGTCTTTCTCCGGAATTTCAGCCTGCGTATTTTTCAGCGCCTGTTCCATGTCGTGGAAGCGATTGATGTATTGAGCTGTGAAAGCCGTTCCCTTTACTCCGGTCAGCTTGTGGGCGATAAATTCGCATCCTTTCTTCGTGATGTCGTAGCAAGGGCAGTTCTTTTTCTGTTCTGTACAATATGTGTTTTCTTTGAAGAAATCGGAGAAGTGAATATTTACTTCTCCTAATTGCTTACAGTATCGCCGGATATCTTTTAATAAATTGGCGTGTGTCTTTCCAACCATTTCCGCAACTTCCATGCTGGTTAAAGTTTGTTCTAATTGCTTCATCTGAATATCGTTCATCAGCAAATCCCCCTCTCTTATACTTTTGGAACATAAGTTCCATCCATAATGCCGATAGCAAGTTTCATGCCCTCTACGGCATAGAATCGGTTGCTGTCAGTAGTACAGTCAATAAGAAGTTCGAGTAATTCGTCATAAACACTTTCGCTTACAATGCCTTTCAGCTTTTCCATGAGCGGTTCAAAAAATTCACGCCATTTTCCACCCTGTTCCTCATCTGCAATTTGACTTGCGTATACTATTTCCAAAAATTTGTTCATTATCTTGCACCGCCTTTCTCTTCCTGCGGTTCGGAAATGTTCTTTGCGGCTTTGTATATTGCTTCGCATACATAGATGCTCTGCGTGCTCAAAAGTTCTGCTATTTTCTCGATTGTTTCGGTTCTGGTCATAGATTTTTCCTTCCTTTCAATTTTTTCTTGAAAAGAGATACTCTCTATGATAAAATATTTCACAGAGAGTTATCTCGGTTGATAAGAAGTTGTTTTCGTTGGTAGCGTGGCAACTTCTTATTTTTTTTGACCTTTTAGCTTTTCAATCCCCGCCCTTATAAGTTCTAATATGGAATATCCACTTTCTGATGAAAATTTCATAATTTCATCTTTTTCTTGCTTCGATACTCGAACATAAAGTCTTTCATTCATAGGATTGTCAACTTTAGGTCTGCCTGTGCGTGGAGACATTCTCAGCACCTTCTTTCTGTACGCACATTTAATATATAATAGTACGCACAAAAAGTCAATACCTTTTTGAAAAATTCCCAAATCCACAAATCACTAGCTGATATTCAGTTGTCAATGTTCAAACAAACAGGGGCATTTCTGCCCCTGCCATTACATTTTGGAAACAAGCGTTGACAGCTTGCTTTTTGTCATTGTGCGCTCTTCCGGCGTCATGTCGGAGATAAGTTCCGCCATATCCTCCGAAAGCTCTTTCATGTACTTTTCAAGGTCACGCATTTTTGCATCCTTGTCTTCTGGCGTATTTCCTCTATGGAGTTCTTTGCTTTCCATGTAGGATTTACGGCTCATTCCGCTTTTACCCTCTCTGCGGTCACGCATACCGCCATCTGCCGCAATTGTAGGCTCTGTGTAATACATTCGCCCATGTGGTCGATCAATGTCGCGGTCATGCTCCATATCGTGATACATTTCCGGTGTCATGTGCCAGTAAGGCGGCTCGTCATATCCTCTCCGCGTTCCTCTTCCCTTTGGAGCAAACCTCCCGTTTTCATAACGATAACGGTCATAATACCGTCTGCCGTCTCCGTAACGCTCAAACATATCAAGAACCTGCTCTGGGTCTGATTCGTCCATTGATTTTGTAAGCGTCCGGTAATACATGGCTTCCGCAAGGTCTTTAAGCATGTCCGTGACTTTTCCCATCTCTTCTGTATCTACACATTCGATACCTTTTGCAAACTCACACTCTGCGCTTTCAGACAGTTTTTCGATCATTTCGTGCATTCTCTTAATATCCATAAAACCGCCCTCCTTACGCTTCCCGGACCGCAATTAAATTGCTGTTCTGAACTTCGATTGACTGCGTAGACGTATTCTGTACCGCTACCGTAACACAACAACCGCGAGGAACGTCCACATATGCCTGCGCCGAAACGTTAAAGAAGTTTTCAACTGCCGCCGGTGTAACAATCATTCGAGTTGACTGCAACGGTTCTCCGTCAATTGCAATAGCCAGTGAAATAGCTTCAACTGTGCCACCGGTAGGAATTTGAATGTTCCCGGAATAAGATACCAAAAATCTTGCCCGGCACTGATTTGTAAGTCCTCTCAATTTAACAATGCCGCTTCCCTGTCTATGAACAATGCATTTTGTTGCGCATACCGGAGTTTCTGTAAATGCCACATCTTCTCCCTGCGCGACAGTTTGAATTGCAATTCCTGTAAATTCTGCCATAATTATTTACCTCTCTTTCAAAAAATAAGGGCAAACATTATAGTCTGCCCTTTGTGTTTATAAGCAATACTGCACAGCAGACATAATAGAGTTAAACTCAATTAAGATACTCAATTATTTAGTTGTCAGCAATTACATCCTGTGTTGCATCCACAACCATACGCATAAGCGTTAGGATTTGGCACAACATATGCCGGAATTGCAGCCGGATTTACAGCGTTGATAATCTGCTGTGTCTGTGCTGACATTGCGGTTGTAAGCAATGCAGACTGTCTATCTTGAGAAGCTGCTCTTCTTAAGTCGCTATTTTCCGCCTGTAAGGAAGAAATCTTTTCCTGGCACAGGTAGTCAAGGATTGCTCTTGTTCCTGCCTGCTGGCTCTCGATGATATCTCTGGTGTTGCTGTTCATGGTGTTCTGCAATGCGCAAGTGTTCTGCGCCATATTGTAGTTCACACCCTGGATAGCTTCTCTGGTCTCACAGCAGCAATTAGCCAGCTGGGACTGTAAAGCATTCTGCGCCTGCATAAGTGTCACGTTTGTGGTATTAAATCCCTGCTGTGTCTGGTAGCCAAGGTTGCAGATTGCATTGTCTACACCATGGAAACCGTTCATAACGGCGGTATTCTGTGCGTAAAATCCATCACAGAGACCATTTGTGATACCGTCTAATTTTCCGATAATAGCCTGCGTGTCAAACCCACGCTGAATTGCGGAGTCGGTGTATGCAGATGCTGTCGCTCCCATACCTCCGTTTCCTCCCCAGCCATTGCCGCCAAAGCCGCCCCAGCCAAAAATCATAGCGAAGATAATGATAGCCCACCAGCCATCGCCGCCCCACATGCCATCATTGTTTCTTCCGTTTCCTGTCACTGCTGCAATATCAGCAAGACTAGGAGATGCGTTTCCATTAAACATTTTGTTTACCTCCATCTGATTTATTTACAAATGGGATAACCGGTTATTGTGCGCGCAACCCAAAATGTACTAATGATTAAACATACTCATAACCTTTTGCTTTGCTTCATCTATTGTAATTCCTCTTTCTTTACAAAGATTTTTTGCCATTGATTTTAAGCCATTGCTGTCTCCGTTTTGATACATTTGCATGGCATTTTTAGCCATTGGATTATTCTGTACCTGTGGGGAATTTATCATTTGATTCAAAATCATTTGCATCGGATTCATTCGGATTCACTCTCCTTTTTAATTTGAGAAGTTTTTTTCTGTGGAACCGGAATTTTACCGATACGTTCCTCTAACTGTTCAATTTTTCCAAACAGTTCATCAAACTTTCCCATAAATGCCCCTGTGCACTCGTCTGATAGGTCAAATTTCATTTTTTCTGGTTCATGAGATAAATTGTTAGTCATATCATTTAAAACCGGCTTAAAAACGATTGTACGAATTGTACCATCTGCGTTCCAGCTTTTGGCGTATATTTCCGACATATCCTGCTTTGGGAAAAACGCCACGCTTCCATCCATCGGCACATCGTTTGCAGTAATATTTTCAACAGAAGGCACAATTTTCCCATTTATTCCAATAGGCGTCATTTGTGGCTGCTGAATTTGTTGTGTTTGCGCCGGTTGAAAATAATTTTGCGGCTGTTCAATTCTTTGCTGATTACCATATGGATTGTACCCATATGATGCCTGATAAGGAATTTGCTGACTATAGCCCGGTGCCGGATAAACTCCGTTCATGTTCATTTTCTTCAACCTCCTCCAAAACATCCTCGATTGCGTGAATGATAGATGACTGCGTTGACAAATCTAATGATTGCAATTCTTTTCTGGCAAAAATTTTCTCAAGAACATCGTCAGAAAACATTATCATCCCTCCCTTTGCTTATATTGTGGCATAAAAAAAGACGGTAAAACCGCCAGAATACCGTCTAAATAACGCCTGTTTCCCGCCGCATTACCGCCAAAATTGCAATAAAAAAGAACGCATCAAGCGTCCGTACATTTGTTCGTGTTACCTTTGGTGTTACCTTTGATTTTGACTTTCAGAAAAGACACCATTCAGAATCTCCTTTCTTACAGTAAAATCAAGGCTTCACAAGGTTTTTAATTTTTACAAAAAAACAGGGGATGAGAGAATCGAACTGCTGTGAAAATCTGAAAAGCCCTTGTTTTATGCGGGTTTCCGCGTACCTTAAAGTGTTACCTAGTGTTACCTTTTTTCTTAATAATTTGCCAATGCTTTTTCAATCTGTTCTACTTTTGTCTTGTCGGATTTATTACTATAATAATAATATTTTCTGGTAGTATTGATATCTTTATGTCCCATCATCTCTGCAACAAGAGCTTCATCTACATTTGCATCCAGTAAAGTAGTTCCATAAGTTTTTCTGATTTTGTGCATTGTACGTTTGTTAATCTTTAAATCGCTACAAACTCTGTCTAATTTCTTATTAAAAGCATTTCCTCTAATTCTTTGACAGCCTTCCATAAAAAGATACTTTCCAAAAGGATTTAGCTTTCTTATTTTATCTATGGTTTCCATTGCTTGGTCTGAAACGATAACATTCCGTACCCCAGCATCAGATTTAGGGTATTCCCTAATATCAGTTGTCCATTTACTATTTTGGTCTCTAAACTTAACTTCTGTTCTTGTTATGGATATGTAATTTTTCATTTTATCCGAATTTTTAATTTTCTTACTGGTTATATCTGACGGTTTTAATGCCGACAGCTCTCCTACTCTCAAGCCAGACTGAAAAACAAGAAGAAGGCCCAAGCTTCTAATGTCACTTTTAGTTTTCAGATAAGAAATAATACCAGGAATCTCTTCTTCAAGGAAAACCTCGTCTTCTTTTTTTCTCACAACCTTTTTGAACATATTGTGAGATATTTCCAAATCTCCCATAAATTGGGTTATACTGATATTTGTATAACCATGTTTTTTTGAATATTTGAAAATCCCATTAATCAAAATTCTCATATCTGAATACGATTTTTGAGTAAGTTCTAATTTGGAAATAGTTGTCTTTATAAATTTCTCCAAGGTTTCCTCGTCAATGTACCTTATTTTTTTATCAGACATATTAAAATACTTGCTTTCAAAAAATCTGGCGAAATTATTCTGGTATTTGTCATATGATTGCTTTTGGATTTCCCCGTATTCTAGCTTTTCTGCCGACCAAGAATCAAACACAACCTTTACTGTAGGTTCTTCGATTTCTGACTTATAATAATCAACAATGGAATCTTCAAGTAATTTTTCGCTCTTCCTTTTTACAAGTTTTTTCCCTCTGCTACTACTGGCATCTGGCAAGTATGTATAGAATTTGCCATCTTTTCCCCGCCAAATGCTATAATTGTGTTTTTCAATAAATTTTTTCCTTTCGTTCATTTCAATATTTTTCTGAATGGTGTCTATGTCGATAATACCATTTTCAATGGCAAAATTCAACAATTCACTTTTAGAAAAATTTTCCGTTTAAATCACCTTCTAATCTCTTTACTTTTTGCTTTATATCAAAGATACGCCTTTCTACTGTTCTTAGCGGAATACAAATTTTCATTGATATTTCTTTTGGTATAAATCCACGGGCAAGAAGAGAAAATATTTCCTCTTCCTGCTCCGTAAAATTGGCGTTTTCAATAATTTCTTCAAGCTCTGGCTTAGTCAGTTTTGAAAACTTCATAAGCCAATATCCTCCAATATTTTATTTTTCTCCCTGCCAAATCTTTGGCGTTCCGTCTTCATTTATCATTACAGTTATGCCGCCGCCATAACCACTGTCCACAGATAAGTACATGACGCCTGTATCTTTGTCCACATAAACGCTGTATCCTATGTTGTTTTCTACTTTTACGATTGACTTTTCCTGTTCCGAATATGTGTCCTGCTTATTACCGCATCCGGCAATTAGAAGTGTTGTTACTAAGATTGCTGCTAAAATTTTCTTTTTCACTTACATTTTTCTCCTTTCTCCATTTCATTCTTAATAATCCGCTGTCCCTCTTCTGTTTTATAAAATCTTGTGATAGACGGGAAAGTGAACCTAACTTCGCTCGGAACCGGCATATATGTCAAAAGCCTGCCGTTTTCAAGTCTGATTTCGCATGTCTTAAACCCCATAATTTTTGCTTTACAGCTAATAAAAAATGGATATTTACAGTCGGTTTCATATTTAATTTTTCCCATGAGTTACCTCCATCAAATTCAGTCCAATGCTTCGTATATTGCATGAGGAATAAAGCATATTCCCATGACAATGTATTTCAGTAACGTCAGTGGAACTTCTACAGTTAAACATAAGAACAGCCACATTGTTGCTGGCTTACTCTTCTTCCACATAATTTTCGGATTTGCCGGTATTCTGCCGCTTGGTTCCTCCTTAAGTGCTTCGTATGCCATTATTGAAAATCCTATCATTCTCATTGTTCTCCCTCTCTTTCTTGAGTTTAAATACTATATAATCCCTGGTACTCATAAAAATAATCTTTGCTATAAAATTCCTCATTTCCCAAGTCATTTTTTACAAGAATATCCCCATCATAGCCGAGCACTGTATATTTCCGCCCATCGGTAAGATTAAAATCCTCTGCGCGCTCATTTGCAGTTACAGGCTGTCCTATTTCAACTACTACAACAGTATCCTTTTTTACGCCGTTCATGTTTTCCTCTCTTTCTCGGTTAAAGGTCAGTTTAAATGCTCTTCCAACCGTTTTGTAGCTTCAGTCATTAAACCTTCAAAGTTTGTAACCGGCATATCCATAACCAATACTGCTTTAGCCATACCTCACACTCCTTCCGGTTTCTCGCACCGCTCAAATTCGATTACCCACACCCACGGGTTCGCTTCCCAGCCGTAGCTGTCAAGGTCGGTTTTTTTGATGGTGCTGTTCCAAAGGTTTTTCCATTCTTTCAATGCAATTTCCATATCTCCGGCATGAACTGCCATAGAAGAAATTCCTTCATTACGAATACCGTCAATGGTAATATCCTGCAACCGCTCCACTCTCACATTCGTAACCTTAAGCCAGATACGCGCCGCTTCTTTCGGCATGTGGATGGATGGTTTCCACTTTGTAACATCGGCAATGTCATTTCTTTGCCAATCTTCGTAGTAATAGTATCCGTTCGGCGCCTTTTTCCATGTCTCCCGAACATACAGGATATCTCCCGGTGCATACCTATACGGCGGCTTAACGTATTGAATAGAGCCACCATATTCATTAGCGGCAAATCCAAAGCATCCTACCTCTTTCTTTTCTGTACTGTCGGTAACAAAACCAAGTGGATATATATGCTTTTTATCCGGCTGTGGCTTTATCAATCTACGGGTACAGGTCTTCCGTCCGTCCAAAATTGCCCGAACCATCTCGGTATTGAATAAAATCGGTTTAATTGCCATCTACTCCACCGCCTTCCACAATCTCGATTGCGTGCTCATAACTTCTTGCTTTCTCTTTTCCCAAATTCCTGTTGTATGCATTCTCCCAAAACTTTCTCTCATTTTCCAACTGCTCCACAACCTTGTCTACATCATAAGCCGTCGGATATTCTTCTAGTAAATACAATACTGCATTTGTATTTACTAAAGTTCCATTGCTTAAAGTAACCGATTTTAAATCTTTCTTCAGCGCATCCGCATCAATCAGTCTCATCGTTCGCCCTCCTGTTCCAATCTGTAGTTGCTTTCGTTCGCTCGTCTTTCCCTGTTCTGATGCCTCCGTCCTGATCCATGTACATCTCACATTCATAGCTTTTTGGAAGTTCTGTTCCGCATTTCATACATTTGATTTTGAACATTACCCCAACAGCCGAATGTGATGACTTATTTGTAATGGTTAAGAACATTGCGTTTCCGCCGCAGAACGGGCATGGCTTAAGTTCTTCATTCATTCTTCATCACTCCAATCTAATTTCTGACCACAGTCACTGCAATATAACAAAACATTATACTTGTTTCTTAAATCTCCCTTCTCGTAACAAACAGGACAATAATAGTGATGCATTCCTCTATTGTATCCTTTCTTTATCTTTTCTCTTATTCCTTTCCTTGCCGTCTGCTTCTCCACCGCCGTCCGGCATTCTTCCACTGTTCCGATCGTGCGGTACTGTTTTAACTCTTCCAAGGCCTTGATGATCGTATTTCCAATATCCGACCCCGGAAGGATTCCCAACATATCATTTTTTCTTTTTGAGCTTTTAAAATATTCAAGTACTTCATTCTCCGTCATAACTACACCTCCAACAGTTCCGGGTTATCAATCGCATTACCGATTACATCAAAATTCTCTGAATCAAAATCATCCAGTTCCTCATAGTCATCACAGCCCGTCTCATTCGTGCACCATCCGTTTTCATGCCACACGACACGCTTTCTCGTCTCATCTTCTGGAAACTCAACGTCGATATGCCCTGAAAGAATATCATTCTCAAAAATCAGCTTACCGTTCATGCCCTCACGTCCTGTGCACTGGCAGATAGTAGATGGATCTACCTCGACCTGTATTTTTTCAATGGGCGTTCCGAGACTTAAATCTGCACCAAGCGGAATTATAAAATGGTGCGTATGCCTGCCATCTGGATGCGTCATACAAAAATAAAATCCTTCCGTCCACTCACCGTTATCAATCCGCTTTGCGCGATATAAATATCTACTCTCCATTTGCGCCCTCCATTTCTTTCAGCTTGGCTTCGGCTTCCTCTTTTGTAAGGAATACGGTTTTCCCAAAATCGCATTTTCTAAAATACGCTCCGATAAAGTGATTTGTTGCTTTTGCATAAATTCTATATTGCTCCCCGCATTCATAGAAAGTTACACTAGAAATAAAAGCTTCATACACTTCATCTTTCATATTTTCATCATATTCAATGCCATCAAACACATTAAACGGAGAAGTAACTACCCATACGGTATCTCGCACCTTGCACGGCAACCGCAGAAGCAATCCCTGCTCCTCGGCATCCTCGTAGTCTTTGAGTTTCCGATATACGGCATCTATTTCCTCGCAATCCGGTTCACATACCCTTTCCCACAGTTCATCATCAATCCATAATGGATTCCTTTCTGTTAATCTCTCCATGCTATTCCTCACTTTCTGCCCGAAGCCATTTAAGCCATCCTTTTTTATTCCAAGTGCTTCCACCAAGTACGTCTTTCGTCACAGCATCAAACCATTTTGCCAGTTCCTCATCCGTCATGTTTCGGATCCGGTCTGCATTGGTCCTTTTCTTTTCAACTATGTATCCATCAGGATGTATTCCATTTTTCATATTTCTACCTCACTAAATCCACGGTTTTTACTGATACTCCATCCATTTTTCCGGTTCTGTAATATTCATCCGTATCAAAAAACAGAATGCGACCATCATCTTCCCCAGCATCTTCACTTCCGGCAAGTGCAATGCTTACACCATTTTTTATCAGTGTGTTTTTTAATAGCGTTAGTGCCGCGCTTATCTCCATCTTCGTTTCTTCTTTCATATCATGCCTCGCTTTCTCTGTATGGTTTCGGCAGCGGCATCCACGCTATTATCTCGACATCGGTATCGACCATATCAACATCACATCTGCCGTATTCTGCAAGATAATCAGTGAAAGTCGTTGACCACCAGTACCATGCGTCCGAGTAATGCACCCCTGTTGCCGTAAACGGTACATCTTTGATGTTCGCGTAATAAGATTCCGGATTATGATTCACATATGTAATGTTGACCGGGACGCAATCTTCCGGCAACCTCTCACTTACCGGAATCCACCGTCCAAACTCCGGGCGCTTCGCCATATTCTTCATGCATTCAATCATGTTCCCACTCCCTCCTGTATCTTAACTGATACGGCACCTCTCTGAATCTCTTAAGCGCGTCGCCGCTATCGTTGCGTTTTTTTTCTTTCATACCTTTATCTCACTTTCACATCAGTGTCATTTCTGCGAATTTTAAAATCCAACCCACACTCTTCTTTCAAGATCTGTATCTGATCTTCCCATGTAGCATAATCATCCATGATGCATTCTGCCTTTTTATTGAAGCGATCAACAAATCTCTGTATGCGACTTTTACCAAAGTCAAACTCATCGTGCAAAACCATTGCAGACAAAATCGTTACCGTGTCTATGGTATTTAATTTAATCTTGCTGACGCATTCATCTATTGCATTCTTGGGTAGCGCAAGTGGTAATTTTGTTGCGCCGCGAAATCGGCACTCTTCTTCCAGAGAGTCAATTCCCTTCTCCTTTGCAATTCGCAGAGCATATGCCATTCCCTCTCGCCTAAGTTCTTCATCTTTATTTCTCATGAATCAGTTCTCCTTTCTTTTCATCTCAATCGAATCGAGTTCCAAAAAGGACTGTGCATATATCTTTGAATTCATTTTCACGATCAGAAATTTGACCATCCAATTCATCAAGCCTATTAAGTAATGCTTTCTGGTATTCTTTTTCTGTAAAATCCGTATTGCGTTTTCTTCCCCTTGTTCTTATTGGAAGTTTTACATTTTCTCCGTTTTCCAATAAAATTCCAATAATTTTGCGCCTTGGGACGTCGTTTAGTTCCGCAAGAATCTCCAACTGTTCACCTTTATGCTTTGCATGTCGGTACCTGTTGCAAATTTCGCATTCGCCCATCTCCATCATTTCTTATCACGCCCTTCCCTAACATTTGTTTCCACCAAAGTTTTTTCTAATTCATCATAGTCATAAGATCTCTGATGAAAGTTATTAAATTTGTTTTTTGATCTTGGGTTACTCTCTTTCTCCTGCTTCTCCCAACTCCTTAATGCGGCTTTCCAGTCGGTTATTATTTCTCCATTACGTTTCCAACCTATTGATTTGTAGTAATCAATAAATGATTCTGCGCTAACACCATTCTTCCTCTTACGGCAATAATCAGCCACTTCCACCAATGACGGTATGCACGCTTCCACTTCTTTCCCCGGCGAGCTTCCTGCGCTCCTTATTGCATTCACTCCGGAAAAATTTTTTGAAGCATCGAATGTGTATGCGCCATTTCTTTTCGTATAAAGCATTGATTTTTCTTCTGCATAATTGGTTGGCTTATAACGGTCTTTTTGAATGCAGTTATGTAATTTCCAATGTTTTATGACAATAACATTAGATCCTGGAAAAGTAAGAACATAATGTTTGTCAATGAGAATTTGCAAGTCTTCCTTTGAAGCCTGGCACTCTCTTACTGTTTTATTGGCGCAATCAACAAAACCGTCGTCATCTGCCCGTATGCATAAATGAAAAAACAATCCCTGCGCTGTGAGCGGCATGTCAAGAAAAGCATCTGACGTCACTAAATCTATACGAAACATCCGCTTACTTGCCATAATATCTCCTTCAAGTTCCAAAAAATTATCACTTTTCTACTTCCAAAAGCTCAATGACACGCGATCCTGCATCTTCCGGTCTGCAAAAAACAAATTCCACGCCGTACTTAAGCTGCATTGTCAGCATTGCTTTTCCAAGGACTTCCCCGCTTGTTGGCGGTGCCTTTGGAAGCGGTACATTCAACCACTTTCCAATGCCGTGCATGTACTTTATCTTGTTGTATCTCTCAAGCCTTGGATTGTGCCAACGAAAAACGTCTTCAATAGTTTTTATTCCATCCGTGTTCTCAACCAAAACATACAGTGCTATATTGTTGTTCTGCGCCAAAATACACTCGTCTCGGAACCTTGGATGCTGTTTTCCGCATACGTTTCCCGTAATCTCCTGCATGTCCTTCTTAGTATCTACGGCAACCTTGTAGCTTCCAATAAAGTCCATCTTCTTAACTTCCATCTTTCTTGCTGACTTTCGTCTTATAACGTCAAGAACGGTTCCTTCCGCGATAACGTAATCTCCAACTGGAAGAGGTGCTCGTAGCACCTCTATGTCATTACGATCAAAATAGCGATTCTTAAGTATGTGCTGACCCTCTTTCTGACCTTTGTCCTCGATCAATAACATACATATCTCCCTTCTTACTGTATTAGCTTATCCAGATCAGTTTTTATGTAAAAGGCAACTCTTCCTCAATTCCATCTGGAATAGTCATAAAACCATCCGAATCTGTCATAGGCTGCGGTTTGTAACTTCCGTTGTCCTGCGAAGCCTGTTTGCTCTCTGCAAATTCACAGCTTTCGATCAAACACTCATTGGTGTACACCTTATTACCGTCTTTGTTGGTGTAACTTCCGGTCTGCCAGCTTCCTTCAATTACAAGCTTTGTTCCCTTTTTGCAATATTTTTCAAGAAACTCTGCTCTTTTACCAAACGCAAGACAATTGATAAAATCTGCCGTTGGCTGTCCATCCTGCTTAAATTTCCGGTCAACCGCCAGAGTAATTCTACCGATAGCTGTTGACTTCTCGCCCTGCGACCATCTTACTTCCGGGTCTTTGGTGCATCTTCCCATTAAAATCACTTTATTCATTCACTTATTCCTCGCTTCCTTAAAACGGGTAAAGGTTCATATCGACCTCTAATCCACGTTCCGCCACGTAAACATCTGATCCATATTTAACTGTTTCTTCTGTCTTTTGTTTGAATAGTGCGGGATCTCCGCTTTTATCTGATAAGTGAATTAGAACGACATTTCTTAATGCCGGGTTATCGTTAGTAGAAATAAATTTAAGTGCCGTATCAAGGCTCATGTGACCTCGTAGGCGGTGTTCGTAGTTTGGCTCGTCCCTGTCAACGAACTGCATATCATAGTTGGCTTCCACCATGATGTGATTAACACCATTAAATCTCCATCTGACGTATTCCGTGTCTGTTGCATACACAAGGCTTCCCATCTCTGGATGCGTAATGTAAAACCCAACGCACGGGCACTCTGAACCGTCTCCGTTGTTATGTAGCCATCTTCCAGACTTGTCACGGTTTTCAAATGCTCTTATGTCAAAATTTCCTTTTCTAAAACGCATTTCAGAATCTTTTATCGGCGGTCTGCATGGTTCAAAAACAGGAATGCCAGCTTGCACATATTGTAAGCTATAAAGACTATGGTCAGTATGGAAATGGGTAGTAATCACAGCCTTAATTTTCATCACATTGAAATCCAGTGCTTTCTTGACTTCCATAAAAGGCAACCCGGCTTCGATTATCAAAGCTTCCTTGTCATTCTCCAGCATGTAGCAATTACCGGATGAACCAGAACCTAAAACTTTAAGTTTCATCTCTTCACCCTTTCCGGATTCACTTTTCTTGCACATTCTTCACAAATGAACATATTCTTGTGATTCCTGATTAAGGCAAGATATGGATAATCCGTAGATTCAAACTTTTTCTTGCATGAAAAACACTTATCAAGTCCACCAGATTTCATTCCAATCATTTCTCTTTTTAAGATTGTATCTCCAACAGACATTTCCCATTTCGCACAATCAAATATGTCATATGTCTTGGTTGTAGTTCTGTTAATTTTCATGTAAAAAACTCCTTTCTTACATCAACAATACCTTGTGTCTGCTTTATCAACTTTCGGTTACGCTTTGCTCTCTGTTCATTGTCGCAGATAAATTGCTTGCAAATTTCCGGTCGAACCGGATAGATTCTGCATTTCTCGCAACTCTTATCCGTATCAAGAAAAGGACATGTCATATCATACGGTTTTTTCACAGTAGGAAGCAGGTGCTTACATTCTTTGATATGGTTCTTACGGACATATCTGTGAATAGCAGCTACCTCTTTTCTGCTCATTGGTAAAAGGTTGGAACAGCAATTACCGCATTGACTGCATCTCCCATCTTTGCAGAATTTATAAATATTATCTTTCATACCTTTCTGAACTGACTCTAAAAATGAAATAACTTCCATAGGCTACTCCAATTCTTCCTCTGCCGGGAACTGAAATACTTTCATGTAATTCTGGCTTGCATATTTTTGATATTCTTCTCTAAGCATTTCCATAGCTTTCTTTGCTTTCTCTTCGGTGGAATAATCTGCAACATCTACTGAATCATCATATCCACATATCTGCATTCTCACATAAACGCGCCCATTTATACATCCTTTATATACAGAAACCAAAGCGTTATCATACGGGAAATCCATTGTTCCGTCCTGCGATATAACTCTCATGGCAACCTCCTAGTCCTTCATAAAGTCTGGCACGTTCTCGTCATTCTCAACGACTTCTCCGGCTACTTTTTCTGGCTCTGATTCGACTACTTCGCTCCCGGTCTCAATAGCTTCGGATTCAGCTACAACAAATGGCTCTGAATTGGCATTTTCGGAAATATCACGCTTGACCTGTTCCTGCAAATCTTCCATCGGATATTCCTTGAAATCGTTGTCCTGCATTTCTTCTTTTGTATAAAGCCCCATCGTCAATTCCGGACAATTCAGACTGGAGAAAAAAGATGCCGCTCTGTAACGAAGCATTAACTGTGGCATGGTTTTCCACTTACTACCGTTCTTACCAAGCCATCCCTCGGCTTTAGCCATTTCCATGTCCACGGTCATACCCTCAACTCTACGACCATTTTTCGTAGTCCAAGCAAGACACGAATAAGGCTTGCCATCCTTATCTTTGGTTTCCTCGAACTGTAATTCCATATCGAATTTGCCGGAATTATTGATTGCCGCAATCAGAAACTTTGAGCTCCAAGACGGTCTCCCCTGAATTACATACAAATTCTGCATAACCATTAGTGGGCTTACTCGCAGTCTCTGCGCCTGCTCAATAGCAATCAGACAGTTTGCATCGTTCTTCTGGAATGTTGCCGGAACGATAGTTGAACTCGCTAACGCCTTTGCCATCTGCATAGCCATGATGAAATTATCTGATGTTCCAAAAATTCCAAGGCTATAATCTGTAACCTTGTTGTTGCTGTGTGCAACCTCTGCCTTTTCCTCTGCCTTTGCTACTGCTGTGTTCTCTGCCATAATTATTTTCCCTCACTTTCTCCGGCATCTACCGGCTCATAATATTTCTTCACAACTGCAATCTTATCAGCACCGTAGGTGTCCACCCACTTCATATCCACCGATTCATCCGTAACTTTCAGCTTTGCGCCTTTGGCATTTAAAACCATGTCTCCGGCTTTTACATCGTCTGATGTAGCAAATATATATGACCGGCTCTGGTTTGGATATTTTGCTTTTATGTAATTCATTCTGATACCTCCGCAATCTCTCCATTTTCAATCGTATACCAAGTATTCGGCTTGATATTTTCCCCATCAACCTGCACCATTTTTGCACCGTTAAGAACCCATGCACTCTGGTTATTTCTGTCATATTCTGTATCATCTTCTGAACCAGTGTATTCCCAGTCTGCAAAAACAAGAAATGCCCCAAGAACGCCCTTGGCTTTTGATTTGTAACCCCAAGCAACAGCTACTGCATCCTTGTCTTCTGCCGAGGATGCTCCACAGTATCCGGTTGCCGAGGATGCTCCACAGGTGCCGGTTGCCGAGGATGCTCCATAGTCTCCGGTTGCCGAGGATGCTCCCTTGTATCCGGTTGCCGAGGATGCTCCATAGTCTCCGGTTGCCGAGGATGCTCCATAGTCTCCGGTTGCCGAGGATGCTCCA